TGGACTCTGGACACCAGAACCCTGAGCACTTGCCATGCGGATGCTTGTCATTGTGAATAGAAGAGAGCATCCATATCACAACTATCAACAGCATGGCGAGAATGATTAGCATTGGCTATTTTCCTTTAGTGATTAGACGATGCACCAATCTTCGGCGAAAGTGTCAGAAGACGAGGCAACCCAGGAATCGACCGAACCGTCTGGCTTAACGATAGCCATCTGGTTTTGGTAGTTCGGGCCTTGTTCACGCTTAATGAACTCATCTTTAACAGACTGGGGAAGGCTGGTCATATTCGGCACAATCTCCGGCTTGATTGGGGACGGAACTTGCTTAAAGACAAACATGCCTTTACCGTTCCAGCTTTCACGCGCCACTTTCTGACCTGCTTTCAGTGCCTCAATAGCCTGGCCAAATGTCATGCCGACCATTGGGCGATACGCTTCTTCAAACTGCTTCCTTGGCGACCACGATTGATACCCATCAGGATACTCGACCAAATAACCTGGATGAACGTATTTTTTGGAGTTGCCGTCAATAAATTCTGCACGGAGTTCTGCGTTATCAGTGCATGGCTTGCGTCCTAGCACTCCCCACGCATCTTCCGCTGTCATTGGCGTGGCCTTGATGATTTTTGTACCGATGTACTGCTTCATTTCATGTTCTTTGTTTTCCATTGTTGTTTCCTTATGTTTTGGGTTAGAATGTAATTTCAATCTTCGCCGGCTTTGCGCCGATGGAGCCAATCAGGTTTTGCTGACTGCTAGGCTGCGGCATTTGCGGAGATGCAGGCGCGGGGGACGTTATCCTGTCGGCAAGTTCCCATGGAATAGAATAATAGCAAAGGCCATTTTCTTGAAAATAGTAAGGCCATGTGTTATTTGAACGGTCATTCTTTGCCGTTACAATTTTGCCAATATATTCCGGCTTATGCTTGCTATCCTCTCCGAACGTAAAGTCAACCTCATCAACAATCAGTAGTTCAATCATTGTGCAACTCCTTACAATTCGATACGGCTCAACAGGTCTTCGACATTCTCAATCATGTCCTCAACATTGTGCCGCTTGTCCATGAGTATTTGAGCCAGAGAGGACATATTGTCACTGCACTTCTCTTTTTCATCTCTTGGGCATGGGTCGGACAACCGACAAACACGCGAAATGCGCTGGCCAAGTTCGTTCAGCCTGTCGTTTAAGCGTGCCAGAGCACATCCGAGTCTTTCTGCCTGAGCTGGAATTTCGCCTTGCGCTTCTACGGCGCGAATTTCGCCTTGCGCTTCTACGGCGCACATTGGATCGTGGTTCATGTGTCTACTCCTTTGGGTTTGGGTTATCAGATAACATCTCAAGAAGGCCAGGCCCGACAATTGACCAATCAACGTAAGGTCGTACTATCTTTGAACTAACAGCCAGAGGGCATCCAAATGCTGCATCGTCAATGTAAATATTTCCATATGCCTTTGGACTGGTCGTCCATGCGTCTTGGTCTGGGTTGTGATTGATGCCGTAGAGGTCAATCCCTCGCTCTTTGCACAAAGCCACTGCCTCATCGAGTTCTTTGCCACTACGCATAGTAAAGAGAATAATGCGAGCTCCCTTCTTTTGTGCTGATTGGAGCCATGCAAACGCACCTATATCCCTGCCAATCTTAGGGTACTCGTGAGCGACCATTGTGCCGTCAAAATCTACGCATACATACATTCAAACCTCCTTTTGTTGTAATACCGGGCCAATGATCTACGGATCACATCAGTCAATGAGCTTGCCGATGTTTTGTCTTTTAAGTCGTCCAGGCGAGCTTTTGTTTTCGCATCCAGATCGAGGTTGAGTCGTACTTTCTTCATAATGTTCCCTAATTGTAATATCGGTCAAGCACGCTCATACAGCACTTCAGAGCGTGAACGGCTGGATAGTCGTGCCTCTCCGCGTCGTCATCCGCCCGGTACTGGTCGAGCTGCTTAACCATAATAGTATTTCTTCCCATCTTCAGGCGGTTTAGTTTCATTTCGCGGTTTATCATGCTGATCGGCTGGGCGTCGTCACTCCATTCCGCATCGTGGAAGTCCGGAGTCGGTTCGACCATAGCGCACCTGCTGAAATCAAGCTGGTACCGGAAGAGGGTTTCGTCGTCCTGCCGCATAGCGAAGGACTTGGCAAAGAATCGCGGCCATATGTAGTTGAGCCAGGTCACAATACCTTCACACGTAATCGCGCCGTCGTCTGGGTCAAGGATGTGTTCAACGGTTATCCACTCGGTTTCGGCAAAGAGGTACGTCACCCTTGAATCGACGTGTCTCCCCATCATCATAGCATATCCAACTATACGGTTATAACCAGTCTCGGGGTCTTTGATGTTGGAGGGAAACCACATTCCGCCAAGCATACGGTACTTACCGTCTGGGGCAACGCTCTTGGTCGGGTCAAACCAGAGTTGAACCAGGCCGCTCTTCATGTCCATGGCCTGCCGGATTGGGTCAACGATTGTTTTGGTCATTTATCTATTCTCTTTGCTTTGAGGGCTGCGGCTTTCCATGCTTCGGACTTGTACTTCCAGTGCGTTACACGGTAGCACAATATAAAAACTAAAACTATCAGAGACAAAGAAAGAACCGACAGTCCGAATACGAGTGAATTCATCACTTACCCTCCTCACAATGCTTGTGCACGCACACAATAAAAAGCATGATGTGTGTGATTGTTATTGCTGCAATCGACCAATAAAGCCATTCCGTGCGGATTAGCGAGTGATTTTCCATGAATCCATACGCTAAGAACCACATTGCATCCAGATACCCAACTACAAACGCAGTTGCCAAATATGCCCTTGCTTTGCTAATCATCTATTCTTCCTCCGTGCGTTCTTTCGCGCCTTATCCATTTTGCCGCATTTGGTACATTTAATATCCACCTCTCCTGGCAAGTTGTTTAATGCTTGAAACTTGTAGACCTCCCATGCGTGCTCACAAGCAAATCGCTTGAACCATCTCAAAATATTCATCGCTTCCTCCTCTTTTTCACGAACGCGCTGTAGTCGTAGCCGCGCTTCTTCTTTTTCTTTGGTTCATAATCAGGATCAGATTTGGGTATATGAGAAGCTAAACAGCTATTGCATGTCTCAATGTAAAGAATATCTTCTCCTGTTGCGTTAGAACTGGAGATCTCTTTAAGTTGACAAGTGCAATCTGATGCCGTTGCGGTCTGGGTCATGTTCGGCAATGATATGCCGTTGCTTTCGTAGATCATCAGTTATCCACCTCGCTTTGCTGCTTTGAGTAAGTGAGAATGTTCATTATGTCACAGAACGGGCAATCATCCGCGCACTTATCCTCCGGCGGTTCGTGGCACCCGTCGCAGCCGTCAACACATCCGTCTGCGGTGCATTGGGTTTTCAGTAGACTTTGCAAATAATCTATATCCTCAGGAAACACATATTCACGGTGTGTTGCGTCAAGGTAGTTCGCCGCTTTCCTGATTATATCTTCGTACTTTATCAGCTGTCGCAACCATCCCGCAAGTTGTCTATGATGCCGCGCACAATCACAGTTCGGCACCGTGTCATTGTAACTGTTTGCTACTGTTTCAGCATGTTCTATAGCCTCATGTATGTCCATCACTCCACCTCCTTAAGCTCAATGTCTTCATGACCATCCTCTATCCATTGATGTTCTATGAACATTGCGTCAACACCGAGATCAGACAAAAATGCACCGTAGAAATCTACAGCATCTTCTTTCCTCGAAAATCTTAACGCATTACTTATGGCTCCAAATTTCATTTTGCCACACTTAACACCTAGTGCTAATCCTGATCTTTTTTCGATAATCCAAGCCTCTTCTACTTTGGGCATGCTTTTCACTCCTGCTCTTTTTGTTGCTGATTTTAGTAGTCTTTTTGGCGATTGCTTTGGCCTTGTGCTACGGCACGATAGCCACCTGGCAAGAACTTTGCAGACTGGACAATGTCTCATAGCTTACAATCCTCCTTAAGCTCAACGTCATGGCCATAGGCAGCGGCGAGGGCTAGGCTGATCGCGGCGGGGAGGGATTCACCTTCTGCGTAATGGCTTGGATAGTTAGCAGTCGGCCCCTCGTCCAATCGGATACGCCAATCATTGGTTAATCCGAGGGTATCAATCACAATTGAACGTTTTAGCGGTTCTTTTGCTTCCCACTCTTTCAAAGCCTGAAATGCGTGGCGTTCGTCGGTGGTGGGGTTCCAGTCTGCAACACGTGTACGGACTGTCTCAATAGTCATTAGCGCATTTGCGTTGCCCTTTGAAACGTAGTTGCTTGAATTGCGCTCATGTACTTCCCACCCCATTACCTCAGTTGCGATTAGGGCGTTCAATTCTTCGTGATTTACTTGCTTAGGCATTTGGTACCTCCTCAATCATCCACAAATCTGAAGTTTGCAGTTCAGACCATATCTTGCCATTGTATTTATTGGCGAATTGGTGCCAGTACCCGTTGCCACTCCAGTTGTAACCTTTATAAATTAGGTACGGGCAGTCTCCACTCTTGAATTTGTAAATACCGCCGATTTTCATTTGATCTTTTTCAGGCATGTTGCTACTCCTTGTTTCGTTTCCTATTCCAGTGAGCTATTACCATAGTGCAGATAGCGGGGAAGTCAAGGGGTTTTTAGTATCTTGGCGTACATTTTGGGCACGGGCATGATAGATGAGCAACGGGGTGCTTTTTCCAATCCCAACCGTCGAATAAGCAAGCATTCTCATACTCGCAATCCTTACTAAACGGCTTCATGGTCATTGGATTGATGATTTCGACTCTTGGCAGGTCTTTTGCTTCATCAAGCACCTCTTCAAACTCTTTATCGCTCAGCCCTTCTATAAAATCTCTTACACTGCCGCCTTGTCCCATAGGTCATCGCCTCCGTGGTAGGGTTTATTCTGCTGTGATTCCCCTACCTCTCCTGTCATGCCATACTCTGCATAACGTTGGAGGCAGAGACTCACGCCGTTAACTAGCGCGTCAACTCCGTCGTCGTGCGCTCCGTTTGGAAACTCTGAAAGGTGTTTGATCAGCAGAGCAACCCACGGATCTTCGTCGGGGTGCCCGTTTATGTAGACGTTGCCGACCAGGAAAACAGGTTCCAGAATAGCTGCCCTGGTCACTTTATCGCCCCTGAGCGTGATTTTCCGGACTACCCGCACGCCTTCTAGTGTTTTCTTTAGGATGGTGTACTTGTCCTTGTAGCCTGCAACCGATTCTGTGCCCTGCCATACCTCGGCACCGTCCTCAAGTGCTGTGGCACGGATAAGAGCGTCACGCCTGGGCGCTTCCTCCCGGCAGTACCGACCGTCCTCGATGTAGATTGTCAGAATCTTTGTCGGTTCGCCTTCATCATCAAGTATGGTTTTCCCCATCAGATCACGGACAATCTGTTGACGGACTGCAACGCAAAGCCCTAATGTGTAATCTGGATCGTCGCTATTCCGCTCCTGCTCGGTAGATGCCAGATCCCACGAACGGCAGTAAAGAAGGTCGTCAGGCATCTCCGCGTTGAAATGAATGTTGTCCGTCTTGATCATGTTGCCGCCTGGGATGGTCGGATCCCCCTGCAACTCGGAAGCAATACGAAACGGGGGCAATGTCCCGAACTGAGTCTTGTACCAATCCTCTCCCATTCTCTCAGGGAACAGATAAGATCCATCGTCATAGCGAGCTGGGTACTTCAGAACATTAAACTTTGGGAAAGATGGTTGAAAGTCCTCATGTTTTGGATTGTTCTTGTTCTGTATCCGGCCGATAACATCATCAACGTGCCACCTGGTAGCTAGAATCGCAACAATGTGGACTGGGGCAAGGCGGGTCATAAGGTCGATAAACCCCTGCCATGTCTTATTTCGGATAACTTCCGACGTTGCATTCTCTCTGCCCTTCAGATAGTCATCAATAATCAGGACGTGAGCGCCTTTACCAATCGCGGCACCCTGAAGTCCAACGGCGGTCAACTTTGCATTACTGTCATTAATTCGCCAATTCTGGACACCCGCACGCCTTGGGTCAATGGTTATCGTGGGGAAGAGCTCCTTATATTCTTCGCTTTTGACAATTTCCTGGGCATCCCGGCTCATCTCGTCTGAAAGATCTTGGCCGTATGTGCTCAGGATAATCTCCGGTTCGTACTCCTGGAGCCTGCCAAACACGTATGGGGGGAATGAACGCGATACGATCTGGCTCTTTCCGTGTCGAAATGGGAGTGTCACGATCATGTAGGTTGACTTGCCCTGATAGAATCGCGCTATCGCATCATCAAGAGCTTGTGCAATCTCAATCGTGTGTCGGCCGGCAAGATACGGGGAATTAAGTTGCCATGTATAATCGTTGAACTTCAGCATGTCTTGAGTAGCTTCCGCCTGTAGACACGCCTCGGTTATCTTGGCAAGCGGCTGGGCTTTCTGGACAGGAGCCATGCCCCGCAGCTTCTTTAGTGCTGCCTGATACTGAGCGAAGTCTGTGGCGGTGTCAGTCACTCAGTAGCTCCGGGTTCTCATGAATGTTGCCTATGACTCTACAATGACACCAAGAAAAACAGGCTCCCATTTCATCATAAAACGAAACATCACAACTGTTCACAACGAAGCCATCATGAGCAAAAATAACTTGGCCAAGAGCTTCATAGTGGAAATATGTAGACTCTTTGCATATTTCGTCTGCTGGAAGAGTCTCCGACCCCAGTCTACTCAGATCCAGGCTGTCGATATCTTCACGCATCCATATTTCATTCTCTTTGGTTGACATTATGCTGCCTATCTGGAATAGGCACTCAACTATATCCCCCTCATAGATCAACTGCCCCTCTGGGTATTCCTCTGTTCGTTTGCAGTCTCGAAGGCCGGTGCATTGTTCAGCAATGATGTTGTCGAGATCTTTAACAGATGTTCCAATAAGCCAACTGCCTATAGCAATCGTCTCGCCAAAAATGCTCAATCCGTCAACGCCATCCATGCAAGGTGCCCACGCATTTACTCGAGTATTCCAAAATCTAAAACTAAATCTATCCATAAATCCTCACCAGTGTCATGCACACGATCAGCGTAATGATTACCGCGCACACTCCGAGGCAGCCTAACGCGTTTGCTGTGTTACTGTTCATAGTTCAGTCCTCAATGTACCGTTCAATGTATTCCGACAGGTTCAGTATCTCCGCATCAGGCATCAGACGAGTTTGCAGGTCATTCCTAAACCAGTCTCGGCACTTCTCCTGAACTACTTTCGACTCTGCCTCTTGCTTCAAGACCAGTTCACCGCATAGGATGATCAATTCAGCCCCGATGCCACATAAGGCACCGCCGACTCCAACGGGAAGATAGTTTCTCTCCGCGTGCGGTTCAAGCGATTCGAGCGCTGTGACAACCTTACCAGCTGTGGTTTGACTGTGCGCGACTACGATCTTCTTCATAACTCAATCCTTTTTACTCTGCTTCCATAGCCACTTTGCCACGGCTGCAATTATGGCGATAACCAAGAGCACAGCCACAAGGGACATCCCGCCAATAAGATCATCAGGGACGCCGTCTTTGTCACATGCACACCACGTATACCCTGCATAAGCTTGTGCAGGTGTTAGTTTGTTGATCATGATTCAGTCCTCAATCTCTGTTGACATTTCCTGTTCAAGCCACTCGACCTTCCGTTCCAGTGACTCTACCTCGTCTTGTAGCTTCTCGATGATGGCCGTATCCATATCCCGGAATCTCTTAAGCTTCTGGACGCAATCATGGTCATCTGAGAAGTGGTATACACATCCGCAATGGCCGCATTGTACTTGTTCACTGTCCATGCTTATTCCTCCAGCCTGCCGATTGCGTACTTGAAGTTCGACACGGAATTACAGGGGACGACTTCATATGGTTCCCCGTCACGCCATCCAGGATCATCAGTGAAGCCGAATATGCGGCACTTGTCATCTGTTATGTATCCGGGAAATGGGGCTGATGCTCTTTTGTCTTGTTTGATTACGCACCATTCGCCTTCGTTCCAGTCCATCTCAAAAAGTCGATACTGCGGCTTCTTGGGCGCTACGGGTTGCCAGTCGTCAAAGTCGGCAGGGACGCGCCACATATATTTATCTGACATCCACCTACTTTCTTCACGCTTAACCAAGCCATACCATGATTTATTCGCGCCTCCAATATGCCAAAATTGGGCGCACTTAGGAACCTTACACTTCTCTTTCTGCTCGTCTGTGACGAGCTTCCAGGCGGTCATGTCGCCCCAGTCGGGATCTGAGATAAGGGTGTCAACATATAATGATACGCTGTTTGCGTGCATACATCCAACACATTCCTCTTCACACTCAACATAATAAAAACCATTCTCGGTTATGGCATCCACCGTAACTTGTTTAGACGGCTCCGTTAACAGCCACACCTGCCCGACTTTGATCTCGAGTCCTTCTTTGTTCTTCATCTGCTACTCTCCTCTATGTTGTTGAACAGTTCGTCTTTCTCTTTATCGCTCATGATGTCGTCTATACGAATCACATTGCATTTGGTGAGCCACTCCACCCTTGCTGGCACAATATTGCGCACAAGTTCGTTGAAGAAAGCTCCATTTACGTTGTACCTCGGAGTTTCGAGCGTGCTTTCTTGAATGAAGTCATCAAATGATAACCGAGCACGATTCTCATTGTAATAACATGAACGCTCTATCATCCACTCTTCTAAATCTTTGCGTATGGCGCGAGTTTCGGTATCTATCTTGACGCGACTCCAGAACTCCGCTGCTTCGACGCTATTGGGAATTGCCTCAGCTATCGCCTTTCCGGTGTCATACCACTCCCACCCAGGAAGTGCAGGCAGGTCGCATGTCGGTTCAACATAGTCCCGGGTGAGGTAGAGTGCCCGAAGAGCCTTGGCCAGCAATGCAGCGTGGCCTTTGATATCAACTATGCCGACTTCTTGCTTATAAGAGACGAAGCCTTTTTTGCTTCTCTCCATTACGGTATCACACACAGTCCGGCATTTCTCTTTCAGGCTGCATGATTCGCAGAGCCTTGTTTTTTGTAGGACTTTTTCCATGTGTCAACCCCCTACCTCTTCCCAGATGTGATCAACTGGAACAGCGTAGTCGCCGACATCTGGCCGCCAAAGACCATCAGTACTACTGCTTCTCCGCCATTTGTCTTTTCTTGGCGACCTATTGCGCAGTCTAAAAAGGTAGATGGTTGGCGTTTCAGGCTTTTTGTATTTTTTCATTTCCTCTTCGGTGACAAGTTTATAACCATCTGGACATGGCTCTGGTTCACAATGCCAGAATGTACCTTCTGCGGTCTCAATGTAATGGCCATCGTTATCCAACGGCAGTAAATATCCATCGTAGGGCTCTATGCGGATAACAATCTTGTGTTTCCTGCTTAGTTTTGTCAACTCCTCAAGAAATTCCTCTTTCCGCTCTGTTGTTAGCTCAGACATCCTCTCCTCCTACCTTATGTTTTGCCTCAAATTGCAGAAGGGCAATCTTCGCTTTCAATGCTTTGATTTGCAAGAACACGTGCTGACGCTTTGCGGATCTTGCGTATGATATGTCTGGGATTTTCAATCTGCACCACCTTTCCAAAAGGCGATTAGCCGCCATCTCTGCCGTTTTGTCAGACATCCTCAATCTCCTTAATCAGCTTGTTCATGTGTTTCTCACGCTCCTGGGGGGTCATTGACTCAAAAAGGGTTCGCAGCTCCTGGACTGTGGTATGGACTACTCCGACCGTGCCATGGTGGTGAACGTCAACCTTCTCAACGTAGAGCTGGTGGTGCTTGGCAAGGGAGTCAAGAGCGCGCTGCTTGTCGTACATTTCAAATTCAACCTCCTGGACGATGTGTTCTGTCTCGCCCTCACTGTTGACTTTTGGGATCGCCCTGGCCTTGATCTTCTTTATGGCGCGTTTCGTTTCGTCGGTCAGCTTGTCAAACTCCGTCATTTTCATGACGTATATCTTTACGTCGCTTGGGCCTTTCTTAATCTCATATTGCATTATGTCTGAGATGCTGGAAGTGGCGAGCGCGGTAAATTCCTCAATAATGCGTTCGGCGGTAATGGCGATCTTTTTTCGCACAACGCTGCGGATCTTCTCCCGCTCCTTTTCCAACGCCTCTTTCACTCTGGGCTTATTGAATAGAGTGCAGGATGCCCGACGAACTGTGGCCGGCTTCCAGTTTACCGCCTTGGGATACGCCCGCTTGTATGCCTCAACATTGGTATTGCAATCATCCTTTACCCTCTCCTCAACTGCCTTTTGCTCTCCAGCAGTAAGTCCTTTCCGACCGTGTTTCGACTTTCTTTTGTCTGTCATAATTCCTTGCTCTGTACGTTTGTGCATATCTGGCTATTGAGAGGTTATTATAGCGGAAAAACGGCGCTTGTCAAATGAACGCATGAGAGTTGGATTGAAATACTGGAGAGCGCATTTGACAGTGCTTTGAGGCTAAATCTTAATATATTGCAAGTGACATTAATATAGAGGAACATTTTCTGTGTAGGCGGAGATGAACGTCTTAATATATGATAATTTGGGGTAATTTGTAGGTTTTTACTCAGGCAATTCCCAGGTAAAGCGGGTAAGGATCTTAAAATAGTGGAAAGGGTTGAAATTTGGGAGATTCTTGCTAAAATAAAGCAGTCCTATGCGAACAGGCGTGAGCGACGGACGGAGATGACAACAATTCCCATACCTATGCCCTGATTCGGGATTCTCCCTCTTTTTCCACTGAGTTTTTACCTTTCAAGGGTATAAAGTGGTAATGTCAAGAACATTTATCGCAAAAATGTGTGTCATCCGAATACGGCATAGGCACACCGCAATCTTCACATACGGTCATCCCAATTCCATCAACAGAATAGGCGAAAATACCAATCGTGTCCAAAGCATCCATAATTCCACAGATGTACGACCGCTTGTCGAAACCGTCAAATCTGTATATGCCTAGATCTTCATCGTCAATTATGACATTTGTTCTAGTTTCTTCCATTCTCATTTGCCGCACCTCCGTACATTTCCGGATTTGTCAAATCGTTTTTTGAACAGGTCAACGGCACTGTCGGCCTGCTGTGTTGGTGAAGTCGATTTTGACTTTCCGAAGTTCTTGCCTTTTACAGCAGTCGTGTAGATCTCCCGCCATAATTTCATCACTTCAATCTCGAATTCCGTGTAGTCATTCATAGATGCTACTCCTTTGTTAATGATTGTTTTAAACATACCCAATTTTTTGCTAATGTCAAATTATCTTGCAAATAGTCCAAAAAAACCTTTGTAGCAGCTTGCATACCGTCCATTCTGGACTATTCTAATACAAAGGCACAGCGGAAAAGCCGCGCCGCCTAAACAGGAGTAGCATCATGAATCAGTACAAACACACCAGAAAGACCGAAAAGCATGGCGAAGTAACCGCAGTAACAAACTACGATATCCCTCGAAAAGGTGATACTATCTATTCCTACGGTTTTGAATTTGTACTTGAAGAAGATATGAAGATGAGGATTGATTGGGATTTTGATCAAGACACAAAAAAATATATCCCAAAACCAATGACTGATGGTAACGGTAACATTGTATTCATTGGGCAAGATATTACATGGCGCAAAGGCGAATCATTCACCAAGGCATAAACCACCAACCCGAGCGTCGCGGGTAAACGGCGCAAAGGAGTAGCATCATGCCGAAACATCAAACCGAGATCACCACCAACGACCTAATCAGTCTTCGATTGACAGTCAGCCGGGACATTAAACGTCTCAAAGAGTTTGAGGATGCCAGCGCACACATGGCCGACAAACTTGAGAGCTTGGAGCGCATTGCCAAACTGATTGACCAGCCGGGCGCAACAGTCATTGTTGAGACTTGGGAGAAAGGTAAATGATCATCTTCGGAGCCACCATCCAAGCTTGGGCCGCTGGTATCGCGTTGATACTGGCGGCGGTCATTGGGAACGTCACGGACAGAGAGAGTAACAATAGAGGGAAATAAAAGTAATGCAGAATGGAAGAACCGTTGATATGCTGAAGCAGACTTTGGAATCAAACAATCAAGACTACCTGATTTCAGACGATATCAAATTCACTGTAATTATAAGGGATGATGACTACGCTGGCAGTCTTCTCTATGCAATCGCAGATGACGGAATGGATTATAGTATGATTGACTTGGGGGAGTTTCTCCTTGTGACAGTGTACTACGACACTCCTGCTCTTCTCTACGTATACAACCCATAGATTGAGGTGGTAAATGAAATTCGCAACAGTATGCAGCGGCATCGAGGCCCCCTCGGTAGCATGGCCGAATTGGTACCCTGTCTTCTTCTCGGAGATAGAACCATTTCCAAGTGCCGTCTTGGAACACCACTATCCGGATGTACCAAACCTTGGGGATATGACAACAATCAACGGAAAGGATTATTATGAAGCAATTGACGTTATTCTCGGAGGAACACCCTGCCAAGGTTTCTCAGTCGCCGGAAAGAAAAAAGGACTGGATGACGAGCGTTCTGGATTGGCGTGGCACTTCGTTAGGCTTGTTTCGGAAATACGCCCCCGGTGGATGGTTTGGGAAAACGTCCCCGGCTGTTTTTCGTGCTGGTCAGATGAAGAGAATCGAGAACAGGAAAGCGACTGCGGTTCTTGTGCGGTGTCCGGACACGAAGCGGCTCATTGCGTGGAAGACGTCCTGCAAAGTAACGATTTCGCAGCCTTCACCAGTGCGTTGGTTGAATGCGGGTATAATCTCTCCTACAGAGTGCTTGACGCTCAATATTTCGGAGTACCCCAGCGACGCCGTAGAATCTTCGTTGTCGGACATATTGCAGACTGGCAGCATTCCGCAGCGGTTCTATTTGAGCGCCCGTGCATGTCGGGGAATCCTCCGAAGAGCGGAAAAGCGGGGGAGAACATTGCCAGAACATTTGAAGTTGGCCCTGGAGGCGGTAAGCAATCAAACGTAAGTCATACACTGGATTGTCAGAGTAAAAACGGCCCAATGCAAAACCAAGTATCTACAGCCATTGTTGAACCACTTACCACGCGGCCTTACTCGGATCGCGGCGCGGCTGATGAGAGTAAGTTGGTAGTTGGCACGTATCGAATGACTGATTTTGGCGGCTACAAGTCTTCTTCTTCTTCTTCGACACTGAAACAGCGTGATTACAAGGATGCAACCGATTTGATATGCGTCAGTAGTAGACAAGATCCTGACACGGTAGAGAATCTGTCTCTACCGTTGGATGCAAATCTTCCGGTGCACACAATAGCGTTTGCGCAGAATCAGAGAAATGAAATCAGAGAAATGAGCATTGCCGGTGCGCTTGCTGCTGAACCCGGCATGAAACAACAAACATTTCTCAACCAAGGCATGTCCGTCCGCCGGCTTACTCCGCTTGAGTGCGAGCGGTTGCAGGGATTTCCAGATAACTGGACGAATATTCCGTACGGTAGACCTACGGGGCCGGATGTGCTTTGTCCGGACTCCCATCGGTATAAGGCTGCCGGGAACAGCATTGCAGTGCTGGTTCTGGAATGGATTGGCAAACGAATTGAAATGGTAGAACAACTGGAGAAACACAATGACTGAAAAAGTAAACCCTTGCCCCCGGTGTGGCTATCATTCTCACAGTGTCATAATTGAGGGTGCTACCTTTTATCAATGTGACAGATGGAAATCAGAACCAAGTGGCGTTTAAATGCACGCCACAAAACTGGAGTACAAATAACATGACCAAACGCACATATCGGGACTACAGATCCCTCGCCGATATCACCCCCGAACAAATCAAGGAATACCGCAAGCGCCACCGGCTGACTCAACGGGAACTGGCTAAACTGGCCGGCATCTCGGAGTCCAGGGTGCGCAAGGTCTGGGAAACAAAGGGCTTCACCGCGAATCAGATCAAAGAGGCCCAGGCTATTGTAATGCTTGCGGCGTCAATTTGACATTACGGCGGCGAATGCTATGGTAGTACCTACCCTAGTTCTTATTTTTACGTTTCGTTTCCCACCCTCCCCTTTCGGTACTTAGCCGGGAGTGGCCTTATTGAATCGCGTCACTTGCAAAAATACTTGTAGAATTACTTGCATTATGGCCATATCTGCCTATTTTAATGGTATCCACTAATAACATAGGAGTAGCAACCAGATGGATAAAGAACTTCTCACCATTAATCAGTTGATGAATGCGACTGTGACTGTCTTTGAGGAAACTATTTGTTGTGACCAGATTCGCAAAAGATTCAAAGTTCCCTTTTTGAATGGAATCACCGGCACCAAGACAATCGACCTTCTTTCCTGCCCTAAATGCGGTCTCGGCCACAAAGATCTGGATCATGGCCAGTCTGCTCGGTGTGAATGCGGCCTCAAGGTTACTAAATATGGCAACAGCCTTCATTTCAAATATGCGGAGATTGTAATCAATGACTGACCTCACCTACCAGGAAGCCTTTCTAATCGTCGGCCTGACCTTTTTCGCGGTCGTGTCGCTTGCCGCTGCATTTGCGCAGCTTAAACGGAGATAAACTATGTTGAAAGTTGGAACGAAAATCTATTATGCAAGATGGTGGTTCGGCAAGAATCCACTACAGATTGATACAGCTACCATAAAAAAGGTGACTAAAAAAATGTACATTCTCGATGGTGAGATTGAATATTGCGGTCGCCTTCCTCATGACGACAAGCGCATCAGTACTTCCAAAAAAGATGCTGTGACTAAGCTTGTCAGAAAGCTTGAGAACAGTCGAGACGCTTTGTTGGCTAGAGTTAAGGACAACGCGGAAGCATTGACTTTTCTTGAATTTTGGATTAAAGAAAACTAACAACCCACCGGGGAGGGGAAAATGAGAACTATATTATTGATTGCTTGCCTTCTGGCTCTTTCGTCCTGCTGCCACACTGAGCGTCCCCTGTGCCGCCATATTGTATTGAGTCAGTATGCCGCGTTCAAGGACGCTGGTTATGATGCTGAGATCTGGCATATGTCGAATCTAGATCCCAAAGCGGCAGGCGGATTCAAGTACCATGTGGCGGTGCGAGTCAGGAAGAACAGTAACGAGCCGTGGCAGTGGGTTGCTCAACCGCAGACCAGCTACCACACGACACCTAACCAACCAACCAACACCAAACTAAGGAAAAGGCTATCCCCGGAGCGTGTGCTTTCGTGGGTGCCTAATACTGGAGTAAGCGAATGACTGAAGAACTGAAATCATGTAGCTGCGGTTGCGATATAATTGCAACGCACCAGACTAGCGTGTGGTCTGAGAAGATAGCACAATGCACCGCTTGCCTGCGTATCGCTTTTGTGGCTCACTGGAATGAACCCCAACTAACCGAGCTTGAGCAGAAGTCACTTGAATTGTTCCGGCAAGCCAAGGTCAATGAGGAAGAGTTTGATTATTTTTTCTGTGTTGCAGCAAAGGAGGGTGATAAGTATCTTAGAACTAACGGTACTTGGCATAAAGCAATTGCCGGAGATAAGTACCACTATATCTGCCGCCCCAAACAATCGCCTTGGCAAACTGGTGACGGCCTTGAGCATGACGGCAATCTCTATGTGATGATTGATAGTGTTGATGGAAAGTTCTTCTGTCTCACTAAGAGATGGGACGACGAGCCACTACACCAATTTGTTCTGGAAAAGTTTGAACGGATTCCTGCTGGAGAACTTATACAACTCGCAGCAGACCGCGCAAAGGAGGTGCCCAATGACTAAGACCACCGTGAGCCCCCTAATAGACGTACGGGACGCCGAAGCCCTTGAGATAGGCTACCGATCCCGGAACCATGGGGCAAAGACCGCCTGCCGCCTGTTTCCTCAACTCCGTGCGGCCATCATCGAGAACCTGAAGGATTGCGCATTTACTACGGAGCAGCTTGAGACGCTTCAGGGCTTGACGTTTCCGGCGCAATGCAGCGTGGAGGTATTCAACGCGATTGCCATGGAGGGCAAACTTGACATCGTTGAAGAGATCGGCGAACTGACCCAGGCGGAAGTTATCATCCTCGTGAACCTGATCCAGCAAAACACCCTCATTAGGGAGCTTGGCAATGTCTGAGGAATTGAAATACAAGGGAACCGTCCCATACTGCGCGGCTTGGTGGTGCAAGCATGTCTGCAACCTGAAGATCACAAAGCATGTTCGTCAGCAGGCCGCGCGGGAATGGAAACCGATTGCGACCGGGAAATGTATTCACCAACTTGTAACCATGACAGGAGAGAAGAGCGACAAATGATTATCTCAATAACCATTGGCCTCGTGTTCGCCTTCCTGCTTCTCGGTTACATCATCTGGCGCATGTCGATAGAGAACGAAGCATTGACCAGGGAGAACGAAAGATTAACTGATGAAATTGAACAATTACGGGCGTATTTGGCAATAAAACGATATCTCGACTTTAAAAAGGCGGTATCGGGCTTATAGTAGTAATTCAATACAAGGAGTAGCAACCTATGTCAGATCCAATCACGGTGCAATGCACCAATCCACATTGCGGTAAGAAATTCCGCGTCACAAAAGTCTATGCAGAAGTCCGAGGGAGTACTTTATGTGATAATTGCCTGATCGATGACCAGAACGAAAGGCACGGCATCTATCGACCAGACCCAGAGGACGCCGAGCTGCAATTCAGAGAAAACGAACGCGAAGCATGGGAGAATCGCAATGGGTAAACAAACAATTCAAACAACCGCACCCGCACACGAAGATTGCTGTGGATGCATACAGTTGACCTACGTTCCCGATGAAGATTCATGGGCTGTTGAATGTAACGAGTGTTTACATCTTCTTGGCTGGGGCAAGACTGACTGGGGTAATCAGGACGACCGTAGACGGCTTGCAGAATCAACAGCTCAAGCTCTAGGAGAGATAGACCATGGGTAAACACGTAATCACACTGAACTCGCAAGACGTTACCGAGATCGGCTATGTTATCAACATGCGGATTGGAGAGTTAGAGCGTAAGATTAATAACTCTCAGATTCTAATTGAACGCGGCATTAATATTGGTTCATGGGAATGTGCCAAGGGAAAGATTGAGGCCGAACTGGATAACCTCCGCAAGTACGAACAACTAATCACCGGAGCACATGAAATGACGCTTACGCATTACTGTGACCCCACAACACTCGAAACAGGAAAGGAGTAGTACCATGGAACAACTCATCAAGAAGACACCTGCTGGAGAGGCAGGATTCAAAAACAGCCAACTCGTTAACCAATCAACTGAAGTTGCGGCCTCGGTCGCTCGACAGGTGGCCGAAGTCCAGGCTTCAATGGTCATTGCCAAGCAGTTCCCCCGCGACGAAGCTGCTGCATACACAAAGATTATGGAGGCATGTCATCGGCCAGCATTGGCGGAGCAGGCAACATACAGCTACCCGAAAGGTGGTCAGAAAGTTTCAGGCCCATCAATCCGCCTTGCTGAAGTCCTGGCGCGTGCATGGGGTAACATGGACTATGGCATAACTGAAGTTGAACAGCGTCACGGCGAAAGCACCATGGAAGCGTTTGCTTGGGACAAAGAAACGAACACTCGCTCAACCAAGCGATTCACTGTTAAGCATCAGCGCTCAAAGACCAATCGCCAGACGGGTCAGAAAGAGGTCACAATTCTTGACGACTCACGCGATGTCTACGAGATGAATGCTAACATGGGATCGCGGCGTATGCGTGCCTGCATCCTTGCTATTATTCCAGGCGATCTGGTTGATGCAGCAGTTGCAGAGTGCAACAACACTCTCGTCAACGGCTCAAATCTTCCGCTTGCCGACCAGATCAAGCAATGCGTTGCGGCATTCAAGGAACTCGGAGTAACCCAAGAAGAAATCGAGGGCCGACTTGGAAGCAAAATGAAAGCGGCGACACCTCAAGACATGGCGGATCTTCGTGGGATCTATAACAGCATCAACAACGGCATGAGCAAGAAAGATCAATGGTTCACTCCTGTCAGTAAGTTTGAGATGGAGACTGAAAACACGGCAGACAAGCCGAAGAAAACTACGAAAAAGAAGGCTGAGCCAGAGGCAGTAGACCCAAAGAATCTTGATTTCCCCCCGGAGGACGGGGAAATTCCCGGTCTGTAGGTCTTTGACCTGAACCAAACAAAAAGGAAACATCATGAAGTTATTTGACCACGATCACCCATATTACATGACCGACGGCTGCTATTTCGCCAAGGATCACCATGCCAATTATGAATCATTCGACGACTACCTGTCCGAATGGCAGAACGCCGATGAAGATATGAATCTGATCTTTCGATTTGATTGGAAACAACCAGACGCGGAAGCACGGATTGATTACCACCGGCTCCTGATCTACTACATCATGCAGCGAAAAGCCTACCCTTACTCAGTCAGAATCAAAGTCACCCCAGACGATGAGCCACGCGCCCGCAAGTTCCTAGGAGAGAAATGGCAACACATGAAGAAGCTCTGGACACCACTATCAATCGAGAAGGAAACGCAATGATTAAAGAGGCGATAGCGGCATCCCAGGAGGTGGGATGTTTGACGGAGGAAGCGGCGCAGCTGACATCCCCCTGGCTGCACGGCAGGACGCCGTCAGCCTGGAAAATTCCTGGTCTGTAGACAATAACGCCCCGAGTAGAAACGGGGCAACTTGTGAGAGTGGTGAAAGCATCACGGCCGACCTTGGTTGTCAATGGACGTTGCAGGTTCAAATCCTGCCTCTCACACCAAAACCCCGAACAAAAGGAGTAGCAGTATGCTTAATGAAGGCGATGTATTTAACTTGGAAGAGGGAGATTGTGTTTATGCTGAAGTTCCAAAGCACTTTCTTTACGCAAACAAGAAAGGTGTATGGGACTTAGGAAAAGGTGAAATCGAGGTTGCAGGAGAGTTCAGCTACCTTATTGGCCGCTGCGTTGTCGTATCAACCTCAGTCGATGGCGGTGGTCATACTTACGATGGCGGATGGCCCAATGGACACCATGTATTTGCAGAGCACATTGAATCAGGCCAGCGGTTTGATTTTTACCAATCTGGCTGCTTTACGTGCATGATCCGTGAACGTGAGGCGATAGGCAAAGCAACTAAGAAATACGTTATCGAACAGGAATAGGAGTAGCAGTATGAAAATTGGAATTATTGACATCGAGACAACCAATTTTTTCCACAATGGCGGATTCATTGTTGAGGTCGGAATTGCCTCGCTTGACACTGAAACAGGCGACGTAGAGACTGTATTTGATTCAACCTGCCGCGAAGACGGTATGACCGCAAAGGATCGAGAAGCATGGATATTTCAGAACTCAGATCTGACAGTGGAAGAGGTGCGCGAGTCACCGCTATTTGAAGATCTGAAACCTGAGATCCAGAAACACATTGACAGCTTCGATGCCGTTACCGCCTACAACAAGCGATTTGACTTTACATTCCTGCTTGACCGTGGCATAATCCTCGGACAGGAGTGGCCATGTCCAATGCTGCAAGCCACTGACGTTTGCAAGCTGCCTGGGCGATATGGGTCATTTAAATGGCCAAAGGTGGAAGAGGCTTGGACACACTTCTTCCCAGACGAGCCTTACGTTGAGCTTCACCGTGGGGCTGATGACGCATTGCACGAAGCGAAAATCGTATTCAAACTATTTCAACTCGGGAAAATGACGGAGGAGGTAGCGCAATGACAACGCTTAAACATCATTCTCTAGGATTTAGCCAGTTACACAAAAGGGAAAACTGCCCCGGATCTCTCCGCATGGAAGAAGGGCGAATAAGCCCCGACTCTGATCTATCTGCGATGGGTACGCGCCTGCACGATGCCGAGTGGACTGGTACCGAGAACCTTTCTGAAGATGAGGCGCAGCTTGTCCAGTGGTGCGACATGGAGATTGAGAAAATTGCCTGTAAGCATGGTATTGGCACCTGGATTGGTGAACAAACACTGCCGATTTACAATGACGGTCGATTGGTCAACTTTGGCACCGTTGACTCTCATTCTGAAGTTACACAAGATACTGAAACTGTAATTCTCATCGAAAAGAAATACGGCTTTAAAGAGGTCGCTGACAGCGTTGATAATCCGCAAGTTGCTGGAGGTGCCCTAGCCATCAAAGAGAAGTTTCCATGGGTCAAGAAAGTGATTGCGTATATCATTAATCCCCGACTTCGTTCGGTGAGCTGCCATGAGTTCACCAAGTTTGCCGAGATCAAGAAATGGCTCCTGGGCGTTGAGAAAGCATGCCACGCCCCAGACGCTCCGTGCATCCCCGGGGAATGGTGCAATGACGGCTACTGCAAAGCAATTGGGGAGTGTGACGCGGTTAGTCATATGTCAGAAGAGTTGATAACGACTGGCGTTACTGCTGTTACCGTTCACAACGCCGAGGACATGTACGCAAAGGCTATCGTTGTTGAGAAACACATTAAGGCAATCAAAGCAGCCTGCAAGCGACTTACCATTGAGGCAGGCGGAGAGATTGGCCGGCTTCATATCCAGGAAACCAAAGGGAACCGCTACGTTCCAGATCTGCAAAAGGCGTTTGAATCTCTTCAACAATGGTTTGACGTACCTGACTTCCTTGGTCTTTGCGATGCCAAATTGGGGTCAATGGAAAAGGAATTTTGCAGCAGGGCTGTGGATGCTGGCGACTACCAGACCAAATCGGCGGCAAAGAGGGATTTTAACGAACTGGTTAAGGTTGCCTACAAGCCGAACAAACAATCCATTAATCTGAGGAAAGGATGAACGAACACCAGATCAGGGCGACCATCAGACGGGCTGAGTCCCGTTTGGTGGAAGCTGAGACAGAACAGCAGCGCCAGGTTGAGCGCGATGCCATATGGCGGCTTGAGGACATGCTTGCCGCGCCGATGAACGAAAATATACTGGAGGACAATTTTCACGCAACAGCTTGAATTACGCGAAATACTGATTAGCTTTACATAAGCGCGAGTAGCAGGCATCTTGCCTCACCCTCTACCCTCCAACTTTGGCTTGCTACTCTGGGCCGTCCCTCTTCGGAATTGCTACTCCTGGGACGGCCTTTTTATTTTTTTTTGAACGTACTCACCGCCGGAGCCTCGTCGGGGGCGATATCACCTTTGTTGGTCAATCGCTGTATTCGCGGCTTCTTTGCCGTCGCTGGCTCTTTCCGCTTTTCTTTCGGCTCATCGAGCACGCCGTAAGTTTTCTTTTCGCCGCCACAACTGCGGCATCTTTTCACTCCGTCTGATATCATTCTACCGCAACAATTCCACATAGTTTCCTCCTGGTTGAGTTCACCTATAATACCACTTCAGATTATTTTTGTAAAATCTTTTGCGGAGCGCTTGACATGGTAGTACATTTATACTACTATACTAACACACAGGCACACCGCCACTGGATAAAACCGTAATGTGTAACACGAGGTTAACCGTTATGTTAACAGGCTAGGGAAAGCCTAGCCACATTTTACAAAAGGAGTAGCAACCGATGAAAGAAATCCCCATGACCAAGCTTGAAGCACTGCGCTTCATCTCCGATCACTACGGCTTTGAAGGCCAGGAAAGTAACACGTTTAACGACATGCTTGCCGACCGGACAACCGACCCTGACACATTCACCGTCAAAGAAATCACTGACTCTCTTAAAGAAGAGAAACGCAATGACCAGAACAACTAACACCCCTTCCCACGACAAGCGCCGCCTCGCGAACAAGATCCGCGATGCCGTTCCGCAGCTTTCCAATAGCGACGCGGTAATGTCCCGCATTACTGCCATGCGTGGCGACAAAAGCCTTGAAGAGATGGAAGAACGCGACCTTCGCAATATTCTCAACGCAACCCACAAACAACACGTAAGATAGGAGTAGCATCACCATGAAAAACCTGACATCAAACCAGATAGGTCTTATTCGAAACCTTCTGGAACAACAGACAGCCTCCAACATCACTGACAGCCGAATTCATCGTCAAGAGCACCAAGAAATCCTTGACCTACTGGAACTCGGATGCGGCGTGACCATTCGCAGCTGCGAAGAGGAGGATAAGCGCCTGATTGACCAATGCACTTTCCCTGGTTGCGAAGAGCATTCAGGAGAAGAAGAATACTGCAAGCAGTGCCTACGTGTCCTGCGAAAGGAACGCCGTGCTCCTGAAGAAGAACTTACAGAAGCAGTCAACCCGTAAGCTAACAGGGGGCTTCGGCCCCCATAGGATCACCATGAAGAAAAAACTTAAACTGAAATGCGGAAAGCTCCGGGCATTGAGTACCGTCTACGGCAAATCACTGCAAAAGCTCGTCAAAATGGCTGAGGTCAGTTGGTTAAGAAGTAGGAACTCTTTTACCGGCGAATACCCTACCGGAGATCTGGACGACCTGAAACCAGACGAGAAACCAGATACCACCGTGATTGACGTATCGGACGAATACACTTTCGACCAGTGGCGCGAAATCATCAACACCTACGTTGATCGGGAGTTCTCTAAACTTCCAAGCGTGCTTGAAACCCAGCTCGCCGAAGAGCGTCGAAACGCGCGGCTGATCCGTGAAACGCTACCGGCCTATGAGATCCAGGAGGCGGAATAGTGCCATACAAGACCAGAGAAGAGCTTGAGGCTGCAACCAACTGGCGGAGTCGTCAGCTATCCACACTGACAAAGCAGGAGCGCCGGGAACTGCGCAAATCACGCAAAAACAGAAATAAAGGGAAGTGACATGAAAGAAATCGTAAGAACAAATTACATATGTGAGTTTTGCGGCAAATACTACGTTCGCAAACATCACGCGGAATGGCACGAGAAGCATTGTCGCCTTAACCCTGACAATGACCACAAATGCTATCACGAGTGCCGACATCTTCACAAAGAACGCGAGTGTGATGGGTCTACTACCATAACATGCCGAAAAAAGAATCTGACCATGTACGGATACGCTGCGGAGCGTAGACGCTTACTTGACGTTATTGGAGACGCTGATATGCGAATGCCCTTACAGTGTGACGACTACGAAAACGATGCCGAAACTGACTTTGAACGATTCTTTTATGGCAAGGAACCAGTAAAATGAAAGAGATTCCAATACTATTCAACGGCGAAATGGTGCGGGCAATCCTGGACGGTACAAAGACGCAGACGCGGCGCCCAGTCAAATTTCAAACAGAATATGATAAAGTTCGCTTGTTTGATGGCAGGCATTTTCCAAAGTATTTACAAGGCAACAAATGGGTTATTGATGCTTTAGGTAATCCAAGAAAATCCCCATTCGGCAAGCCTGGTGATGTGCTGATCCCTGCTATGGAAATCAAAGGTTATGACAATAAGTATGCTGCTGACGTTTTCGGTAGTATATGGTCAAAAGCAAGCGGTGAATGGAAAAAACTAAAAAGTAATGCGACGAGCAACTATCTGCGCCTAACACTGAGACTTAACAAAAAAGATGTAAATAGGACAGTTCACAAGTTGGTATGTACTGCATGGTACGGGAATGCTCCTTTCAAAAAAGCTGTTGTTCGTCACATTGATGGCAATAGCCTTAATAACGCTCCGGAAAATCTTGACTGGGGTACATATAGTGACAATTGGAGCGATAGGAAATATCACGGCAGAGGCATACACTCTGAACACCAAATCTCAAAGCTTTCAATGGAAATTGCCCACAAAATCAGAGTGGCTCATGATGTTGGCGTGTCGATTTCTGATTTAGCACGTCAATATCAAGTTAATCACAAGACAGTATCTCGTGTCATCTCTGGAGAAACATGGGTTGAGTATACTGACCAATTACCGAGAAACATGCCGAAAGCCGCCTGCCGTATCAAGCTGAAGGTCAAGCGCGTATGGGTTGAGCGGGTGCAGGACATTACCAATGATGATGCAATAGCAGAGGGGCTATGTGCCGTGACTAAGGACGGCAAGCTTACCAAATACGGCATTGGCGATGTTGACGGCTTGCCATTTGGCAAAGGCTGGCCGTGGCGTGAATTTACAAGCAACCCTGTTTCTGCATTCAAAAAGATATGGAACTCCATCTACGGCACATGGGATGACAACCCCTGGGTCTGGTGTTGCGAGTTTCAAAGATTGGAGGATGTTTAATGGAAAGATGGAAGGCAAATTGGCTATGAAGATCGCTACGAGGTAAGCGAAATTGGAAGAGTTAGAAGTGTTGGATTTGTTGACGATCTTGGAAGGTTTAGAAAGCCAACAATCCTCAAACCAGGGTTATCAAGTAGTGGATATTTAAGTGTATCATTATTAGGAAATACGAAAAATGTCCACAGACTAGTAATGGCAGCTTTTGTTAGTGTTTCTGAAAAACACGTTGACCACATAAATGGGGTCCGAACTGACAACCGACTGGTAAACCTTGAATATGTGTCTCAAAGAGAGAACAATGAGAGATCTGGATCAAGGATTGAAAAATCAAGCAAGTATCGTGGTGTCAGTTTTGACAAAGAGCGTGGAAAATGGGTGGCAGCAATATACATAAAAGGGAAACGAAAGTTTTTAGGAAGGTTTAGACACGAAAAGCGTGCTGCTAAAGCCTATGAATATGAACATGAACGAATTGACAACGAAAACCAAACGGAGGTCAAATAACCATGAAACAGATCACCAGAGATTCAATCAAGGCGTTCCGTGAGTCCAAGGGCATGACGCAGCGTGAGTTTGCGAAGTACATGGACGTGACAGTACATGCAGTCCGGACTTGGGAACGCAGTACCGGCGGCAGGATCCCAAAGCGCTTCCTCACCGATATACGAACACACCACTTGGCAACTGAGGTATAGAATGCCGATACTGAATGAAACGCAAAAGCGCCGCGCCTACAGAAGGGCTCGATACGGCATACAGGCTGGTAGAGCGCGGCTTTATCGCAACTCACACAGAGTTCAAGAACCTCGTAAACCAACTACTTGTAAAGGCAGAGCAATGAACGCTGACATCATTCACAAACGGATATCTGACCACATGGGCAATCCAGCTTGCTTTGCAAGCCGCCCGGTCGGAAGATCCTCAACTACCGCTGGAAGCACGTAAACTGCCAGTTGTGCCTTCAGATCATGGAGATTGCCAGGCTGAGAAACGAGAAAACAACAACCAGGAGTAAGAGGAAATGAACAGAGACAAAATTGCAGATGCCGTAGAAGTTGCAATCGTCAAGGCAATTCAAAACGGCGACTTCTTTAAGACTGATTATCAAAGTCGGATTGATCTGACTCCAGAGCTTGTCAAAACCTATAAGGCTATCGATTACGATAAGATCTACGCCAAAATGGGTGAACTCTTAGAAGAGGAGATCGCCCGTAAAATCGTAAACAAGATTATCACTGAAATGTCAGTGGACATCAAGAAGCTTATGGCTAATGCCACAGTTCGGGATGATCTTAGATTCTTTATGCGCAAGGGCGTTGAGCGTATTTTGAGCAAAGTATCCGAAAATCCCCAGGAACCGCTTGAAAGCGGCGGGGAGTAGAGTAGAGTGTTTATAGCGAGGTCAAAGCCGCTGGAACAATTTACGCCACCCGAGGTTTGCATCCTACGCAACCTGCTTTGACCGGGTGGCTTTTATTTTATAGGAGTCAAACCTATGCCAACAAGAAAACGCAAGAAGTGGGATTCTTACGAAGACTACCTTAAATCACTAGAATGGGAGCAGATCCGCAAAGAAGTGCATAGGCGTGACGATGAGACATGCCGACTTTGCGAGAGCAGCGGCAGTAACATAGAGCTTCACTGCCACCATTTCAGATATCCAAAAGACTGGAGCGATGATAGTTCTGAAAACGTTATGCTTGCATGTGCCGATTGTCACGATACAATTCACAATAAGTACTCAATGGACGCAACTTTTGAAAGTGCTGAACAATTTGTGATTGCATTTTTGCGACACAAGCTACCAGACGCATATGAGGAAGGACAGTTATCAAACACGGACTTTGTCAATCTTCATATTGTTGATCTTTTATCCAGTAACGTCAAATCGTACGGACAGAAAATGTCTGTCGTTATACACCCCGAGCAGATTTTCTTAATCGACGGTCATGAAGTTCCGAAACAATGGTTTAATGAAATAGCAAAACGCGTAACAAAAGGGGTCGGGAATGGCTAAGCGATTCGTAGATACTGACATTTGGAACAAAGCATGGTTTAGGAAGCTTACTCCAAAGATGAAAGCCTGTTTCTTCTATCTTTTTACTCGATGTGACCATGCAGGAATTTTTGAATGCGACTTGGAGCTTGCTTCGTTTATGATCGGACAAAAAGTCACTAAAGAAGAGATCAGCAAGGCGTTTGGCGACAGGATAGAAGTATTGTCAGATGATAAGTGGTTTATGCCTGACTTCATCCCATTTCAGTACACAAAACTCAATCCTAACGTAAAAGCCCATGCTTCCGTTATTAAACGACTTGAGCAGTATTCTGAGGCTGACATAACAGTTGCCAAAGGGTTAGGAAAGTGTTTATGTACTGTACTTAGTACTGTACTGGATAAAGATACAGATAAATCTAAGGATAAGATTAAGGATAAGTCCAAAGAGAAAACATCCTATGCGGATAATGTCACTATGCTGTGCCGTGAGTATGAGAAGCTGAACGCTGAACTGTCAAAGGCTGAAGTGGACTGGTGTATTGAAAAACTGTCTACCTACAAGGCGGCAAACGGCAAGACTTACAAATGTGACTATTCAGCAATTAGGCAATGGGTCATCAGGGCTCTTAGGGATGAGCAAAGCAAGGGTGGACTTGCCCCGGCTGAGAAACAAGAACAGGGAGGCTATGGGCTTTATGACTGAACAAGAACACATTGACATTGGTATCGACTTCACAAAGACCGACAAGAAGAAGAATGAAACGACACTGGATGTCAGCCCGTTCTCCGAATTGGTGACAGTTACCCGGACATGCAAATGCGGCGTGACGTTTGAATGCGGCATTCCGAAGATGTTCCAGAACAGCGGCCCGAGGTACTGCGACCCATGCGCAATCAAGAAGTCAGCCGAGATTGACGAAATGCGGCGGTTTGATGCAGTGCCGGAGATGATTATCAATTCCGGCATCCCAAGCGCCTATCAAGTCTGGAATGACGCAAAGGCGAAAGAGACTGGCAGTGACCAACTATTGCCATGGATTGAAGCCCGCCTGGAACAAAACGTCTGGATCGGTGGCACCAATGGCATTGGTAAAACTCACACTCTTATGCACGCTGCATTTCGGATGATCAAGAATCACGCTCTGCCATGTCGGGCAATCCGGTGTAGCTCCTGGTTCAGGAACCAGTCCACCTTACGTGCTGGAGATTGGAAAGCCAGGGCAGAGGCAACCACGGAGTTCAACAAAGCGGCCAAGACACGCTTATTGATCCTTGACGACCTCGGCAAAGAGAAGATGACTGAAGTAAAGGCCGAGCTACTGTATGACTTGATTGACATCAGGGAGCGCGACGGTCTGAAGCTGTGGATAACCTCCAACAAAGGCGGAAAGCAATTGCGCCGACGCTTGAACGGCAACGGCGACCATGATCACGGTGACGCTGTATTGGCTCGCCTGATTCGGATGATCCCCAAGGCAAACATAATTGGCAGCAAGGAAGATGACAGGAGGGAAGACTGATGAAACAGATACAAGCCTACGGCTGTGACTACTGCTCTATGACCTCACGATATAAGGGGCATGTAATCAGACACGAAAAGAGCAGATGCCGGAAAAACCCAAATAGGTCGCATTGCAAAGGATGTGTGAATCTGGAGTTTGAGTCTGAAACAAGGGGATCTGGATGCCCTATGAAACCAGAGATATACGGCAACTATGAACCGTACGAGCCGCCCCATTGGTGGTGCAATGTCACAGAAGATAACATCGAGTACGATGAATTGCTTAAAACAAGAGAATGTGAACACTTTAAGCTGAGGGAAGACTGATGAAAGAGCAATTCAAAACCATGTATATGAATACTCCTCAGTTTGGAAAGACCGAAAAGTTACTCCAGAAACTAGCCAAGGAATATCATGACCGTTGTGAAGCATATGACAATTCAATCTGCCCTGAAGGTGGACTGGCAGTAACTGCCAAGCAGCAGGCGGCTATAAATAGAAATGCTCGATCTGTGAAACAGGAAATCTTGGATAGGACAGGGGTCGAGCCCAAAAGATTGCAACGGTCGATTATTGAAGAGCTATTGCTAATTGCAGCTGAAGAGTATCACAAGAAGCTCGTTCGCATTGCTGAAAAGGCAAAGCGAGAATCTGACGAGGCTATGAATGTTGGTAATGAGATTCTTTCAATCATAGAGGATACCAAAAAGGCAGTAGAGAGCGGTCGCAGCGCATCTCTGGAAAGGATTGGTCAGCTAAGGCGACGGAGCGATAGAGTTGAAAAGGTCAGAAAAAAGAACTTGGTAAAACTTTTTGATAAAGAGTCCAGTGCAAAGATCGAAGCCGACTTGCTTGCGGTTGAAATCAAGCGATTAAAGTATAAAATTGAGGTGTAGCAATGAAAGACGCAATCTACCGACTATGGGTCGAAGTCTGGCACAACCTGAAGATCCTGGCAAAGATAGTATTCATCTTCGTTATGCTTACTGCGCTGTGCTGCCTATGCCACTTCTTCTTTCTGGCAGGCTATTACGCTCGCGAAGCGGAGTATGGAACGATAGAGAGCCTTGAACAGCGTGGACTGATAAGTGAGTAAAGGGAGTAGCGATATGTATGTTGTCGAACTAGAAAAAGGATGCTGGCTTGCAAGATGGTCAGGAGATCCGGGCAGAACATTAAAGGCTGGAGTAGCAAAGGTATTTAGCGGAGAGGCAAGGGCAGCAAAAGCACTTAAGGCTGCTCGCAAGCTCAGACCGTTTAAGAATGCCTATGTCATCAGACTGGAAGAGTTTACCGTTGGTCAAGCGGCTCTACATGCTATTAAGTGGTGTAGAGATAATCCAGGATGGCAAAGAATATGTGATATTGAGGACACTGACCAGTATTACAAGACGTTCAAAGAGATGCCTAAGAAAGTGCAGAATGACTACATTCGTATGTATGGCGAATACGAGGCGGAAGATGCATGGAATGAGTTCGATATCGCTCCATGCAAAATCCCTAAAGGGCATATTTCAGGGAAAGGAGATTTCTACTCTGATATTCTTGATGTTCCATTGTTTCACAATTCTATGATGGTGTTCAAAACAGGCGAGGTGGAAGAATGAGGCACGGAACACCAGTCAGCTACCGAAAGCGATGCGGAGTTACCGGGGAATACTTAAAACAGGAAAGCGGCGATCTGGCATTTGAGCGTGGCACGTTTATCGAACATCCCGACTCTAACAAACAGTTCTGCCGCATCCTGAACGACTCAGGAAAGATCGAAATAGCAACGACCAAAGACACGAGGGCATTGAAATGAGTGGAGAATTTGCAGAGAGACACGCCGAGAATCTGGAGCAGGAAAACAAACAACTCAAAGCCGCACTCGAATGGCTTGCCAATCAGCTCCAGGAGATCGACGAAGACGCAAGCGGTGGATGGTACGAGATTCACACTGCGGAGTACTGGGTAGAGCAGGCTATGAAACAAGCAAAGACCCCTTGACAAACGCCAAGACTCAGTTAGATTAGAAACACAACAGAGGAGTAGCAACCAATGCCAAAAGTACAAAACCTTACCACGCCTGAAGCCCTTCTTGAAGAGTGCCGCATAATCCGGCACCATCTCCATTCGGCTAAACGGCAGTCAACCCGCGTTCAGATATTCGCGGAAATGAAACGGGCAATCCAGCGGATTCACGGTATCGAAGCCCAGTTGCAGATGAAACAAGAGGTAACGCGACGAAAGAAGGGGGATATCGATGAGCAAGATTAACAAAGGCGACCTGGTTGAGATCGTTGGAACCGATATGAGAGGTAGGGTAATCCGACCCGTTTCGTTTCCTACTTCAGTTAAGTATTACATCGAAATGGAAAGCGGCCTCGTACGGCACAAGACGGCGGATCAGCTTATCATACTGGAAAAGGCACGCCCGAAGCAGTCAGTAATCAAAGATCAGCTGGAGCTTGACCTATGACACGCAAATCCATATTTGACAGCATACTTGACAAGGCGGTGATTCCCGGGGTAAACTGTCCAGTTGTAAACGGTTCGAAACCAATACTTCGAGCTACAAACCTTGTTGACACTGACATTACTTCGTGGAACACAGAACCAATCCCCCCATTTTCCAGCGAAAGCGGTGTTGGCACATCGTATAACAGCGATGTCGTAAATCGCAATCCAGAATGGCCGCCACCGGAACAGATGACCAGAATACAACTGTATGGTTCATTGAGGTATACGGCACCAAAGAAGCGGAAAAAGCGCCTAAGAAAGAAGATTGAGAAGTCAATTATCACGCGAACGGCTGGCGTATGGTGGTCAATGGCCTTTAACTGGATATTGTCTGATGAGGAATACGAGACAATCAGAAAAGGAATTATGAAAAGACGGGCTGCGGAATATGATGCAATCAGGAAAGGAATTGTGAAAATATGCAAAAGAGTGAAAATGCAATGACCAACGGACTTACAGAAGTAGGATGGCTAATCAGACGGATTTTGACCGTCGTTGCTATTGTGGCAGCAGTAACCCTCTACGCTTGGGGTATCTACCAACTCGGCAAAGCTGACCAGAAACATGATACTAAAGAGGTAAAGCATGAATTGTTTTAACTGTGGTAGAGCGATAGCCCTGTACTCTGAGAAGTGGGATCAAATAGACGGCGAGCCCCATTGTGGGCTATGTCGAGAATATGAGCGCAAGTTAGCCGACAAAGATGCGCTGATAAACCGACTGGCACACCAACTATGGGTTCTGGATGAACTTTATTCTGACCATTGTGGTGACGAGAGTGACTACGAGTAAAAAGAACATGTAATTGCAGTAGCCAGAAACAAAGTTGAACGAATAAAGAAATACCAACAAGAAAAATAGGAGATATCATCATGCTGACAGAAAAGAAATTCAAAGAACTCGCCAAACATCTGACCGACTCATTTGATCACCTTGATCTGACGACGCAATATCGCATCGAAAAAGCAAGAGCTCAAGTTGGAAAAGTGCCAGACTACACAAGCTCAAGTCATAGGGCTGCTGTAATGCTCAATGCAGACTTGTTAGGATATTAAAATAGGAGAAGCCTATGAAGTAAACCGATGCCTCAAATCCAAATGTTCTGCCCCCTGTAAAAAGGGGGCTTTTTTATTGAATTCTCACCGTATTTTGGCTTGGTATTTTCTCAGCATATCAGGAGATAGTTGATCTGCGTAAGCAAGCGGAGCATCGCCTTTCTTGGCTTTTTTGAGATCTTTCTCAAACATTTCTTTTCGCTCTTCTGCAGAAGCAGATATGTATCTGGTACGATCACCATAGGTCCCTACACCCATTCCAAAGATCGCCATAGTCGAAATTGCAGTGCCCTTAGTGATGCCCCGAGCGCTAATTGTATCCACTACCTCCCTGACAGATAACGGGAAGAATAGGCCGCCAATTAAAGAAGTAGGAGTCTTCTTGTTACCTACAACGTCAGTCATGTCATCCATGGCGGTTACTGTGGCTCCTGGGATTGGGCCAAGCTTTGTCCTCAAAAATCTACCGGCTACGTCCCATCGTGTTGTGGCATACGGCCCACGTTTTCCAGAAAGCTCTTTGAGTTCTTTCGATGTTACAGATTTTGTTTTTCCGGTTGCTATCCTTGAAGAGAATACAAGAGCCTGTTGCAGTCCAGCCATAGCGTCAATACGTGTCTCACCAATCCTTATCTTCATAAAGTCTGATGAACGCGGATCAAATTCAAGTGTCGGTTCATCATCTTCACCGCCGCTGATATAGGCTAATGCCATAAGAGACCCCATAAAGACAGATGCGCCTGCAAACGTCCGTGCATACTCCAAAGCAAGGGCTTTCTTTACCCTTGTTGATGTCTTCATAAACGGAAGATAGAACGGCATCGCAAGGTACTGGAACCGGGATGCAACATACCTTGGAGCGAAAAACACCGTATTCATGTTTGCAGCAGCACTGTTGAGCGCTTTAAAGTCAGCCCGACCAGTCGCAACATTGATATACTTTGCAATGATTTTGGCCTCATCAAGCGTGACCCTGCCGTCTTTGCCGATATTTTCAACCATCATCTTAAACAGGTTGAATCGCATATTGTTCAGGAACGTCACATATGCCCTGCCGCTACCAGCAACGCCGGGGATCTTGTCAGCCCAACGCCCCATAAATGCCTCTTCCTGGCGGGTGATACGGCCATCGTCAGCAGTAATATTGAGCCCTGCTGTTTCGGCAAACTGACCCAGTTTGTCATTGCGGATCGCTTCAGCAGAGTTGAACGCCTCCTGCTTGCTGATCAGTGCCTTAGTCATGGCCTTGGCAGCTTCCTTTGCAAGCTTGGGATGCGAATAGACGGTAATACCACCTTGCCTAAATACTGCCGACAAGTCAATAGATGTCATCAGAGCGCGTGACAGATGCGCAGTTTCCCTTGCATAGTCAACGAGTTTTCCAACAGGGCTAAGATTTGCAAGTCTGTACTGACCGGCCTTTTCAAAGAACTTCTGCTTTGTATCCTCAAGCCTGTGCTTTAGTTTCAACTCTTCGGCGGATAGCTGTCGCGGATCCTTTCGCTTTTGTGGGGCGAAGTCTTTGTCAGCAATCCTTTGCTCATAGTCAGCAATGCGGCGAAGAATATTCGCCTCGTAATTCCGACGGGCTTTTTCCTCTGGTGTCAATTTCGGATTAGCGACGTCCCTCAAAACTTTTCGCTGCGCTTGCAATGCCTTCAGGCGAGATCTAAGCGCCTCGATTTTCGGAGACGTTACCTTGGTCAGTTTCTTGGGGGCAATGTCACCTGTCTTGAGCTGATCCTCAACCTGCGCGATAGACCGTTCAAGCGATCTTTCAGCAGCAGCTACGCGCTGTTCCTCGCTGGCACCTTGCTTGAATATCTTTTTATGCTCTGTTACAAGCTCATCACGCTGCTTTCTAAGCTGTTCAAGCTCTTTGTCGGCCTTCAAAGCCTTGGTAGTCTTGACGATACGCTCCTTATTGTCGATTTCCCATTGTAGATCATTTATTCTATTCCTGGTAGCTCGTTTGGCCGCGTCAAGTGCTGATTGTAACTGTCCCTCTTTTGCTGAAGGTAACGGGGGAAGCTCCTTTTTCATCTCGTTTGTTTTGGCAATCATATGCCGCACAATGTCGCTCTGCTTACCTCTCACAAATCCAGTTGCTTTTAACTGCAACCCTTCGTCAACAAGCTTGGTTGCAATCTGCTCATCACTCATCCCCTGCTTTTTCCATTCATTTGCCTTTCTGATTGCTTCGTCAAGGACAAGCTGCTTGGATAACTGGAGGTGCCGTGCGTTCAGATCTCGGATAGCCACATCAACTTCGCTTTTTGACGGTTTGGAGTATTGACCATAACCGCTTAAGGCATCAATAGCTTGATTTCTATTCATGCCAGGTATTACAGCACCAAGGATCTCATGGACAGCATCAATGATTAGATTTTGCTCAACAACTCCGGCCTTAACCAGTTGCTTCTGTATGCGCCTAGCTTCCCGGGTAACAGCCTTTATATCATCTATATTGACATCTACCTTTTCAGCTTCAGCCTCTACGACCGTATCTGTCCACGCCTTTTTAAAGGTGAATTCTGCATTCTTGGCACCCTCGCCAAATTCGCTCCTGAATACTGAAATGAAGGAAGCGACATCTGTAATACCCTCTTCCTGGTATACTTTTGCCATTCTGACAGCATCGTCATACAATTCCTTGATAACGGTTTGAGCTTCAGTCTTACCATCGCCTACTTCAGAAATTTGGAACTTTATATCATCCTTTGGCTTCCGCAGTGAAAATCCAAGACTTGAGAGAATCTTTCCAATTTTATTGAGAACAGTACGTTTCTTTACGGATTTCCTTGGCTTCTCAGTCTTAATGTCTTGCTCAATGTTGTCGCGGATAGCCTTATCACGTTCCCGGTTCTCGATCTTGTCAGACTCTTCCTTTATTCTACTCTCAAGCCTGGCAATCTCATCAGCCATCTTTTTGACTTCTTGGCGCTGCGTACGTGAAAGCTGTTTACCGCCGTTTGCAATGCGCGCCTTGCGCTCCATGCCCTGAAATGAGAAATCCTTTGCCAGGGCTATCTGACGAGCTACACCGGCACGCCCCCACTCTCTGCCGGCAGATTTTGTTGCTTCCTCAATCTTGGATAGAGCGGCGAACTGAGTATCAACTTCAGCCTGAGCGGTGGCTATTTCAGACGGGTGGGCATTTTTATCCTGGAGGACAAACAGCTTATCAGAAAGCCGTTCATAGACATTGTACTCACGCCGATAGTGAACTTGTAATATTGCTGTTTCTCGATCGCTCAGTACCCTTGGATTTCTGAGCATTTCCTGTATTAGGCGACCTCCAGCAGAATTGTCGTAATGGAGTGCGGTGCCAGCATCGTCGAGCCACATTTCCTGTGTCTCAGCTTCAACACCTTCAAGCTTATCTTTGCCCCTGAGATTTCTCAACTCATTGGCAACGTCGTTTCTTATACTTGTTATAGGTGCATTTGCCGGATCTGGTACCGTTACTTGATAACTGATTTCCTTAGGATCAAAGTCTTTTACACCTTGAGCCCAAAATTCAGAGGTGAATGTTTCATTCATGGCAAAGTCCGGATTCCATTCAATACCGAAATTCGCGGCCATCCTATGGAACCATTGCACAAGGTTCGCCCATAGGCCGTATTGACCTTCCCACGCGCCTCGTGCCTTCGCTATGGCTTCTTCGCTGCCATATTCCAACATCAACGCATCCCAAAGACTTTTGCCGTATGCCGTATCGAAGAAGCCAAGCTCTTTTGCTGTGTGCAACGCTTCGTGCTTTATCGTACTGTCATCGTACTTCGACTCATCAATCAAGATAGATAGGTCATTGAGAGTTAATACATTGCCATCAGAAAGGCGGAGAGCTACACCGGCTGATGCAGTTGCCCCGGCTGCTGATTTAACCGAATTAGCTTGCTCACGTGTCATTTTATAATCACGCATTATGCTTTCAACGTCAAGCGGAATGTCCTCGGCAAGAATGATGTCAAACTTTGAGCCGCCAGGAAGCACCACAGACCACATTTTATCACCCTTGGACAATTCAGCTCCTGGGAAAGTGCCTTTTATGGATGATTCGTTGATATCAAGCGTGCGATACCTGATATTGCTGATTCCAATGGCCTTTTCATAAGCCTCATCAACCGCATCTGTAGACGCATTTGGATCGAATGACGTTGGATCTATGATACGTAATTCCTTTTCAGAGAACCCTTCAAATGGATGATCTCCATTATCTTCATTCACAAATGATGCCTCGATAAGCTCTTCCAAACTCCTAGCCCTTTCACGCGGCTGCTTTTGTTCAATCCTTTTGTCGAACAACGCCTTTGTCTCCTGGCCTAATGACTGAACCATAGTATTTCTTAGTATGCTACGAGTGCGGAACGCGGGGGCAAGCTCAGGAACAACTTCAGTCGTCGGCTGTGTTGCCAGTTCTCCGGTATAGAGCTTGTCATAGAAGGCCATGGCGCGGTCTTTCTTGCCCTCACCTACGAACGCCTTCTTGATAGCACTCAGGATCTTACCAAATGCAATCCGGATCTTGCCGACAACACTCTTACGGTCTTTGGCATACTGCATGAAAGCGTCTGCTGCTGCTTCCTCGTCGCCGTTGTACTGCTCAAGGATTGACTCTTTCTGCTTCGGAGTAACAAACAGGTCAAGCCCGGCGTGGAAAGCCTCATGGTACGTCGTGAGCTCTGCTTCTTCCAGCGTCTGATTACGCGCAACCTTGGCCAATGCGTCAACGTACTGACCTAATCGAACCTTACCACCAGCAAACAGAGCGTCGGCAAACTCAAGTTTTGCGCTGCTTCCCAGCATCCGCTTAAACTCATTGCCTAACACGCGCTCCTGGAGCTTGGTCAACGTCTTGCGGGTAGCGGTGGGAGCGGTACGGAACATTTCGACACCCTTATCAGTCTTGCGCGTCTTGACTTCCTTAAAGAGATTATTGAACGCCTGAAATACAGGCTTTTCTTCTGACTGTAGAAGATACGGAAACTCTTTCTCACCTCCAAGAAATACCTCAGGATCGCTTACGATATTAGCCAAGAAGTCGTTGGAAAATCCCTGAGCGTTCAGCATGTGAATTACGTATTGCTCAAATACTCGCGCTGACATTTCAACGTCTGTTGACCAATAATCCTTGGTTCTCTTTGCGTCCAGTTCTTTTGAACGCTTTTTTAGTTCTGTTCCAGCAATGGCGGCTTGCACGTCTTTGAATGCTTGTAGTAACTCTGGACGTATTTTCCTGGGAGTATGCCACGGCTTTGCATCTGACAACATCGTAAGATTTGATTCGTCTTGAATAGCAAATGTCTCATCAGCTGCATGAAACCACTCATGCGCCAATGAACCTGCACCCATTTTCTTGGTCAAATTGATAATACCGGCACCGCGTTCAAAGTGAGCTTTTGGAGCACCCTTACCACCTTTGCCACGAGCGCCAAATGCAAGGCCAATGCGACTGTTTAGAGATAGTGCCTTGGGCTCAACGCCAAGAACGGCCGCAAGATCCATAAGCGCGTCAAACGAATCATTCAAATCAGCTTGCCGCTTGTCATTTTCAACCCAATTTCCAAATTGAACGCCACGAAAACCAAAAGCATTGGTAAATAACTCAGGAGTCACATCGCCATCGCGATACGCCTCACCAACACGCGGGTCATTGATATCCTTCCTGACTGGGTGAATCGTCCGATACGCTTCAAACTCTTCATTGATTTTGTCAAAATTCTCATCAAGATATTTCGCAGCCTCAACACGAGAATCAAACTCAGGACTTAAGATTACTTCATTTCTGCGAATCTTTTTGAAAATGATATGCTTGCCATTGCGTCGAAGAGTGCCAATCTTGAATTTCTTTCCTTTGGTACTGTCAGCAGCTTTCTTCTCATCAAGAAATGTCTTGAACAGGGAAATGACCTCTTCCTTGGTTTCAGCAGTAGCAATATCCGAGGCATAACCGCGCCTTGAATCATTTGAAATACGCCATCTATTAACATTCTCAAGAACTTCGCCAGTTTTTCGATCAGTGTAGAGATTGAAGTGTGATTGTGCCATAGTGTAGCCAGCCAATGAGTTTTCATGCCCTAGCTCTGCATACAATTCTGCACGGCCCCTTGTTTTATAATCGAGATTGCCGTACACATTTGTATTGCCTATCTCTGCTGCAATCTTTTCAGGAGAAACGTCGCCAGAAATCAGCTTTTCAAACACGTTGCGTACTGATTCTGTTGTTTTTGCCCAATACTCGACACCACGTTTGCGCGGTTTATTCCCAATGGATTCGCGCAATGTTCGAGCCCAGCCGACCGCCAGAGGATCAACGCCCTTGTCAACAAGCTCTTGATAATTTGGAGCAGGGAATGACTTTGATAGCGGAACTAACCGGATATCCAACTCTTTTGCGGCTTCAAATGTTTCGGCAAAATGCTTACGTGCACCTTGCAGTACTTCACCAAAGTCCTCAATTTTCTCGGCCTTCTTCTCCACCTTTGGCTGCGGGGCTGGCTCTTTGGCGGCAGTAGTTGGTTCTGCCTTAACTTCTTCCTCCGGTGCCACCTCCTGCGCTTGGGCTTCTTCCGGCTTTGCCTCCGCCTCTGCGGGGGCGGGTGCCTCGGTGGGCTCAACTGGTGCCTTCTTTGTCTCTACTTTTTCTGGTGCAGCTTTCTTTGCGGCAACAAATTCCCCTGGGCTCGGTTGAAATCTCCATACTGGGCCCGTACGTCTTGAGCGCATAACACGTTTTCCACGGAACTGCCCAAATTCAACACCCTCTATGGCTTCAACGCCTGTAACCTCGGCGGCCTCTGCTTCTGTCAACCTGTCCTTGGAAATGTAGCGAGCATCTAGATCGGCGTCTGCCTCTTCTGCCGGTGCAGCTTCCCGCTCTGGCACCACGGACACTCCCTCCGGCTCCCGATCTGTGACCGGCTGTGCTTCTTCCTGCAATACCGGCCCCACTTGCTGCTGTTCCTGCCTTGGGGGAATCTCCTGTAAGTCCTGCTCATCTTGGATCTGCTCCACTTCTGGTTTTTGAATAGGTGTAACATCGCGAAGACGTTGCCGACGCTGTGCTTGCCGCGCCTGTGCGCTCTGACGACGTACCTCCATCGCCCGACGCTGATCACGTTTCCAGCGGCGCATTTCTTTCTTCAGGGGGATCAGAGCATCCTTGAACAATGCATGGTTGTTCTGGGCAATCGCGTTCTCGGCGGCACTCAGTAGCTCTTGATTTGCTGCCACGAATGCAGGATTATTTAACGCCTCATTGGTCTGCGCGAACCTGTCAAAACTGCGCTGAGTCTTGTCAATCCGGCGTTCGTTCATGGCGATTTTACCGGCATCCTGAATGCGTTCCTCTGGAGTGCCGAATTGTTCTATTGCCTCATCTTCCGTCAAAGCCAATGGCTGACGTACTTCGGGTTGCACCTCTGGTTCCTGCTGTGTCTCGGGAGCTAAAATCTCTTCTTGCACTGGTTCCGGTGCAACTTCCTGCTGGATTTGTTGGGATACGGCTGCATTTTCGGCATCCACAATCGCCCGGGCAATTTGCGCTCTCGGCAAATTCGGGTCAATGTCCAACCCCATGTCCTTGGCAGTCTTCAGAAGGTGAAACTTGCCTTTGCCAGTGTGTGCGGCTACGCGGTTGCGTGAGTCGTCATCGAGATCTTGTAACGAACTTGGCTCTGGAGGTATAGGCTGGATGCCCAAGTCAAGCTCCGCATCGGCGATATCTGCTGGAGGTTGTCTCAGTCCGGACAATGTATCGGGGGGCACATAAGGCTGGCCTTCCGCGCTCTCCGGAGGTATTGCGGCCTCTTCCTCTGCAATTATGGCTGTCGGGGCTGCTGCCTGATCCTGACGAAGACCACCAATAGCAGTGCGAATACCACCCGCACCGCCGGTAACGCCACCAACAACCGCGCCGGCTGCTGCCGACTCTACAAAGCGAATAAAGCTCTCTTTCGTCCACTTGTGGTTTGGATCGTTGATATCCATGTTGGCCATTGCCAATAGTTCTTGAAATCCCTCCTGAATACCTTCTTCCTTGGCACCCTTAGCGGCATCCCATAGAATACCTGCGGCGGCCTTGACTCCCCGGCGCTTAAACGTATCGGCAATACCTTTTTTACCCAAATGCCCGACAAGCTTCATCATGCTTGGAGTTGCACCCATAAGCCCTTCTGACAATCCAGAAACAAGCCCCATAGCCAACGATGAGCCAGGTGCAGTAATACCACGCTCCTTGAGATCCATATACATGCCGCCAGCTTCGTGACTACCGGTAACGGCTGCAATCGACATCGCCGGAATAACCTTCCTGGCTGCCGCAACACCTAAACCTTTTGCACCATGCTTTGCCCCAACCTCAATCACTCGTTTAGCAAGGTTTTTGCCGAGATAATTGAAAAGCATCTTCTTAACGGCCTGCTTGCCAAGCAAGCCAGCGACAAAACCTGTAGGAGCCAATGCAACGTCTGTCGGGTCAATTCCAGGGGTAATCTGTGTTGCAACGGCAGCACTCAAAATGCCGGTTCCAACAGATTCAATTAGCGACGGAGCCGCTTGGCCTGCCGTTTCCATGAAATATGTAATCGGATCCTCAAACGCACTTTTCGTTCCTTCAGTTCCAGTGAGTGACGTTTGACGAGGATATGACGCGGCCATGGCCATACGTTCTTCAGCATTGCGCAATGCAGCAGCCTCGTCAACATAATCACCAGTCAGACGGTTGAGCGCCCCGCGCGCGGCATGAACTGTGCCGATCATTCCATGAACGCCAGCACGGAATTGCTTGCCGAAAGTAGACATGCCGGCAGATTCTTCACGCCTGATCTGATCTTCTGCCGCAATACGCTGTGCGCGTTGCGCTTCAAACTCAGATATATCAGACAGTGCATCAAACTCGCTTTTAACCTCGTCAACCCTTGGAGCCTGCGGCGCTTTGGGTCGTCTTAATGCTGGAAGCTTTGGCTTTGCACTGTCAAGGTTGCTAAGGGCGTCAAACTCGCTCATGTTTATCGTCTCTCTCTTGCTCGTTGTCTTTCGCGGAACATTCTCATGCCAATATTGGCCGGATCAGCTTCGGCTTTTTCGCGTTCAGCCTGTTCACCGGAATGCACATTTACAGTTGCTTCCAGTAAAGATATAATGCCATCAAGGAATGATGGATTTTCGCGCACAATAGCCTCAACAAAGTCTTTTTCTGTGAGTCCTGATTTTTCCAAAGCTTTTGGTGACTCTGAACGTATGCCGGTTTTTTCAAACACCATGCGTTGAATTATAGGTTTGGCTCCTGGATGATCCTTAATCAAGTCACGCCCGGCGTGCTGCTTCAATGCGGCATACAATTCGTATGCGTTATCCTCTGGGTTTTGGAACATCTCATTTAGGTTCTTCAGCGCATCGGCTTTGTGTTGTGCTGTGGCCTCATCACTTTTCAATGCTTTCATTGCCAGACTGCCACGTCCTTGAGGAGCAATGTATTTCTCTTTTTCTGGGGCTGCGGCCTGCTGCGTGACCGGCCTGCCAAGTCTGGCTTGATTAGCCTCATATTGCTCAATACGCTCCTGAGCTTCATCAACCGCGTCAGAATCAGGCAAATACCACACGCTGTCTTTGGCGATTTCCTTATCAGCTGCATACTGCTGATCTGCAATCTGCTGTTGAGTCTGCAATCTTGCCCTGGCAAACGCTTGCTGCGGTGTCATGCCTTGGTCAATGTATTGAGCTGCTGCTGTAAGTTTCGGTGTTGGCCTGCCATTGGCGTATAGCTGATCTTCTGTGATACCGGCCTGAGCTGCCTCTGAACCAATCATCTGAATGTTTTTTGTTGCGGCAAATCCAGCCCCGCCACGTTGCCCACCACGGGTACCGCGAGCACCACGCAAGCTAACCGGCGCTTCACGCGGGGTCAAAATAGGAATATCATCGGTTGGAGCCTGTGCCACCTGTGTCGGCTGCTGCCCCTGTGGGAGGGAGCTTGTCCGGCGAATGCGGAAACCGCTTGTGCCTGGATCTACGTCCTCGCCTGCTGCCGGAATATCTGCGACTGGAGGAATAACATCCTCCCCTTGAACAGGAATATCAGCCTGTCCAGGTCGGCGCATTTGTCCAGGAGCAACGCCTTGGCCTGCCTCACGGCGACGCCTTAGCTGCCCTCTGACCGTATCGGGTGTGAATTGTTTTGATAGTTGCGCCACAAGTCGGATTGATTCAGGGTCAGCATTGCCAAGTTTCTCGCGGATCTGCTTTTCGGTCAAACCGCGTTGCAGGTCGCGGATAATGGCATTTCTGCCGTATTCTTCATCGGCTCGACCTTCCATGATTCCCCTGCGAGTTCTTTTGTGCTCGTATTCCACATCGCCGCGCTCATCGAGCTTACGACTGCGCTGAAGTCCATGCCTGCCAGCCTCCATGCCGAGCTTATGACGTTCCTCTGCCATGCCGAGGCGTCTCTTGTCCATGCCTAATCCAAGGTCAAACCGGCGGCGACCTTCCGCCATCCGTTCAGCCTCTTCGATATTGCGTTGATTGAAGCGCCGAACATCCAGTGTCCGACCCTCAAGAATATTACGCTGACGCTGCTCATTTGATCGCTGCAATCGACCTTCATCTGCACGAGTTGGGGAGAACACACGCGGAGACATCCGGTTAAGCTGTGCCACATCGCCAGCCTGTTCCATTATATTGCTGCGTTCCTGCCGTCCTTTCCTGCGTCTTTCAAATGTTGCCATGGTATAGCCTCCGTTATTTGTTATGTATTATATGCTATCTTTATCGTGTTTCAATAAATATGTCGCTTTTATGTACTTGATCACAGCAAAATGGAACCATCGTTAAAAAGTTCAATAGATCCAAAATCTACAGTCCCCTTGTTAATAAGTATTCTCATTTCCGGACTGCCAAAACGCGGCGCAATCTGTATATTCAAGTATCTTACAATCAAAATGTCATTGTGATAATATTCTAGATCTATTCTACCTGCTCCAGCATCATCCCTAACAAGCGTCCATTTTCCAGAGTAGTAAGAAGAATCATAGCTAAGAGCTCTTGTTGATCCAAGCAAAATCCAACCAGGATCAATGTAATCTGGTGTTGTAAATCCATCGCCATATAATATCAGGGATGGATTTGATCCAGTCGCATCGTTAGCATAACGGAACATATACCCCTTTCCTATGACATACATATCACTGCTTGGTGTGGACGTCACCATATTAATGTACTCATACTCAGTCGTACCTGTGTCGGGTTCGTCATTACCCTCTAAATCAGTCGTGCCCGTAATAATAAGCTCCAACTGCCCCAATACAGTATTAACTGTGGCGCTGCCGTTTACACTAGACGACGTTGGCCACCTCCTTGAGAATGAGCCATCTTTCCAAGCTCCTGAGTTTCCATTGATACCTGTCCAGTACTCACTTCTTTTAAATATATGCAACAGCAGATTAATTGCTTGGTAAGTCCAATTAATCCAAGTAGGTGTAAGCAGTCCACCTGAGCCGGTTGACGGACGACTAATGCCGATCTCAGCTTCAAGCCTTGCTACTGTCCAGTCTTGACCATCGTTTGTTATGTGGTCATAAAACCCGGCGATAACTGAATCAAAAGAAGAAGTAAACTCTGAAACTTTGCCAACAGCCTCCCCTCGGACTACCTGTGAAAGACTGGGCTCGTCAACCTCATCACCTTTAAGATTGAGCTGATCAATTAATTCAGACATGATAGAAAACTTCCGCGCTTCTCCATTAAAGCTACTCGCGTCTGCCCAGTCAAATGTAGGATCCCATGCCATTAGTCCCAAATCCTTGCACTATGGATTTCATTGTACTGAATCTGGCGGATTTCAGAGATCGCGCTATCTGCAACATCTATTTCAGCAAGAACAAATCGCTCATGCATGGTTGATTGAGTCGGATATGTTGACAAGGACTCTATTGCAGTGACCAGGCCACCGCTGTAACTCGCCTCAAGGTACAGGTAATAGGTGTCTGTTGACGCGCTTATATTTTCAGTAGCCTCGGCTATTTCATTTGAACCGGTGCCATAGATAAACCGACCGACACCAATAGTGACCTGCAAATCTTCTCCGTCAGTCTGAGTGACTTTGAATTGTCCGTCGTACGTATCGCCAGCCGTTGTAGCCTGTATGCGCCGGTGATTGTGTTCTTCGAGATCGCGCCGCAAGTTTGATATCAGATTCTTGACGTAGGTGTCATCGTACTGAGGTTGCGTGACCCCAGTAGAGATGAGCGCCTCAATTTCGTCCATACGCGCATCATGGACGCGAAACGCCTCCTCTGTATTCGGATCGTTATTGGCAGGACGCCTTGCCGAACTGGATGCTATGGGCCTTTTTGCCATCAATAAAGCTCCTGTACGCTTGTAGCAACAGCCACACTGCTAACGGTGCTCCTGCCGCGTATTTCCACCTCCCACTCACGAGATTTACGCATACGTGGCAACATTCGTACCTTGTCATTAGGAATCAAGACGGCATGCTCGGCCTTTCCGCTGTCACCGATCAATGTAATCTCAACAGGGAACCCGTCAGCAATGACCTGAATGTTTCGGAAACTGATATTCTTCGGACTGGGAAACACCTTGCTTTTGTAGTACATAGCAGCATCGGAGAACGCGTCATAGGTTGAGAATGCAGCCAGGCCGCCGGCTTCACCGATGTCAAACCGGAAGTGAATCGGATTGTCTTCGTTTAGACTGACCACAAAAATAGAGTTGTCAGCAGTGTACGCGCTCATAGTGGCCGGGTCATAATCTTCCCATTGCGCCCTTGTAAACAGCCCCTCTGTGATATTCTGAATACCACCAGGGGAAACAGCCATAAGCCCGTCAGTAGTGGCATAAAACGCGGTATTGTCAATCATGCAAAGGGATCGCTTGTTCAGCAGTGGCTTATCATCAGAAATAAGCAAGCGGTTCAGATATGCAGGATTTTGACCGGATATCGAGAAGACCTTGCCGACCTCGCCTGTCGTGGGGTGCGTATCGGTAAAGATTACGGCAGTACTCCCGAATGCAGCAGCAGCAAGAAAAGGCCCGTCAAGAGGAAAGGCGTATTCTTCGGGGTATACCCATTGCTTGTAGGGCTCACTTATCCGGGCTTCGTCATCATCAAATATCATTGCAATGTGCCCTGCCAGGACTACACTGCCCTCTTTTGCCGCTGCAAGTGTTGAATGTGGAAAATTCCCGTTGGGAGGAAGGGCTGCCCCGAGACTCTCCATGAATGTGTCAATATAGGTATCGGTTTCAAGCTCATCGACCAGCAGTCGAAAGTTTGAGTCTGAGCTACTTCTGTAGACATTCTGCCTGGTATACCCCTCCGAGCGCGTTGCGGTGATCTTCAGCAGATCGCCTGGGTTAACAGCCGTCAAGTTGCTTAATTCGCTGGCCGGGCCTTCTTTTCCAGCCGCCGTAAGGTCAAGAATCGTTATTACGTCGTCCTCTGCATAAGAATAGGTCAATGTCGTTGAAACGGTGAACTGATAGACATCCTCGACAACGCTGTACTCGGTGTATGCGACATATTCTGACTCACCAGCCGAATTGATTAGCCGGACAGAACCAGTTGAAGGAATATCACTGGTACCATAATCGACATCCTTTACGTCAACCCTGGTAATTGCCCCAGTGTGTGCAATATTCGCGGCACCGTCAGAAACCCGCTGATCCACGTTGCATGACACGTAATTGGCAAATACCTGCGTATTCCTGATGTAGTTGCATTTGAAATGAAACTCTACTGTACCGGCAGCGACGAGCGTTACGCTTGTTGACGAACCGTCATAAGCCTGTGGCTGTCCGTTGTGGTCAAGAGTTTGGTCAATCGTTTTTAATGGACGGGGTGCATTGACGGAGACTAACTGAAGGTGCCCGTAGGTGTAACGCTCTCCGGCATAAACAGCCCCGCCATCTCCGGGAGCGTCATCATATCCGGTATAGTCAATCGGGGCAGTCAGAGGCATACTGAAGTCGGGCCAATCCGGTGAAGACCATGTTAGCGATCCACTTGGAAATGTATAATCAGCGTCCGGGCCGCCATAATACTTGGTGTCTGCATCAAACGAAAGCCCAAACTTCAAGCCGTGTGATTGATAATACAGCCCCTTGTATGCGGTCAGCGTGCTTGCCGTGATGTTTACCCGGTAAATAATGCCGTCCTCGGTATACTCCCATTCATCAGTCCCAGCAACAAACGACGGACTTTTAAGGTCAACCTGGTGAGCGTCGTTCTGGTCAAAATACGATACCCATAGCCCCATGGTAAACAAGCTGCCTGTCCAGTCCATAGGGCGAAACATCTTTATGCGCTCGGCGATGGTTGGCGCAATGGGCTCCTCAATACTGATTATATTCCCATCAGGGATCATGCTTTTCATTGCGCCGGTATCCGGATCATGGAGAACCTTAAACGGCCCTGGCACGTCAATCGGTGCCAGTTTTCCACCCGCCAGATTGCAGTTGTGCGCTTGCTGCGCTGCCGCCTGTGGAAGATTGCGCGGGTCGATCTTCGGTATCATACCGCCAAACTGATTAAGGACAATACTCGGCATTATGTGACCACCTTGAGGTTCTTTACCCAGAATTCAAGCTGCATCTTGACTGGAATATCGGCATCCCCTTCGTCAGTTTCAACGGTAAATAACCGGTATTCCCTGTCGTTTGTCTGGTCGAGGATCTGAAGATCATCCGCAGCAAGCGTGACCACGACCGTAGAGGCTGGTGTTTCAGATACGTTTGTGCGGCTGTTTACAATCGTGCCGTCACGCGTTGAAAGCGACCAGTTGAACGCTGTCGGGGTAGCTGCAACGCCCGCGCTGTCGGTAACTGTTACCGTGATTGGCAGATTGCTTTCTTCGTTTACGTCAAATAGAATGCTGTTCATAATTACAGTACTCCGGCTGCGTTAATGTAGTCTTGATGAATGAGCATAGCCTGAGACTTGCCAGTTATGCCAACATTGTTAGCCGAAGATTTAGCTGTTAGATACATGTCAGCCTTTGGCGGTAGTAGGATTGGCGGCAACTCTCTGATTGTATAGTGACTGGTACCTGATGTTACGATAGATGTCGTGCCCTTCAATCCTGCTGGCTTGCCAAACTCGGCAGCATAGAGGTATGATTGTATTTCTGTTGCAGTAGAGTTCAATGCAGACAGCAGAAATTCAGTCACCAATAGGTAATGCTCGTCAGGAACGCTGAATTGGAACATGTTTGACTCGTTATCTCCCTGCTTAATCCATGCACCAACATTGGTAAACGCATCAGGTACACCAGCGGTAATCGCTTCCGCTGCCGGATATAGGTAAACATCGCCAGACAAAGCAGTAGTGCTTGTGTTATAGATCTTCAACACACGAATACAGGCTGTATCCAAAGTAACCTTGTTTTGCCCGTTCAACGCCTTGGTCTGAGTAGCTCTATCCCAGTTAGCATCCAGGTAATCGATAGCTATCGTTTGGGTGTCGCCTGCGTTTGATGACGAGATAGTATCAAGATCTGCGGAACTGCGGAACGTATAAACAAGCTGGTTCAAGTTCCAGATAAAATCGTCCGTACCTGTCGCGTCTAGATCCTCATTAACACCCCATATACGTATAGGGTAATGTCCATCAACATTGCCTTTTGCAACTTCAGCGTACCAATCTTTAGTAAATAACGGCATATTGCCTCCTTATTATGCTTCAATTATGTGCCACTCGGTTCCATCAGTTGTGATAGTAATCGACTCACCTGGCGCAAGTGAAATTGTTGTAGCTCCGTCAATTGTCTCTGCCCCGTCGCCGTCAACCGTGATTGTATTCCCTGTGTTGCTCTTTGCATTCTTGATAACGTAATCAATGCCAACGCCGAGAGTTGCGTCGTGATAAGTAGCGGCTGGAGGCAATGTGACTGTAAATGCGTTTGTTGTGCAAATAACTGTCCGATGAGTGGCGTCTAGTGTGGTGTTTCCTGTAATCGACTCAACGGCCCTTCTGGATGCCCCAGTGTGCATCAGTCCGTCATTGCTTATTCGCAGCTTGTCGCCACTGTCGCACTCCAATAGCACGCTATCTATGGCCTTGACTTCTATTTCATCAGCTACCGTAGAAGACATGCCAATGGTACCGGAATACTTGCTCACACCTTGGTACCCATGAATCCTTAAAAGCGGGTTTCCAGATGAGATACCCTCGCCGAGGATTAGTTCGGCAGGCTTAAGGGTCAGCATTTCTTTGCGTGTTGTAGTTCCGTCTGGAGTTATATAGATTTCCATCTGTGAACCGCATTGCGATGTCGTACAGTCCTCACGCAGCTCAAATACAATACCTGCCGCCTGTTGATAGCCGCCTACATTATCAACTGCGAACATGTCAAAATAAAAGAGGTCGTCCAGTTGCAATGCCTGCGTTTGTGATGCTGGTGTGCCTCGGCCTGTAACAGTGGTAATGCCTGGGCCGCTTGATGATGCCTCATAGCGTTGCAGGAATACAGCGCTTGAGTAGTAATCGTCACCAATTATATTTAGTGCTGCGGTGGTGTCGTCGTTATCCGCTCCTGCTGTCAATACGCTGGCACTTACTGAACCATTAAAATAGCCATCCCCGTTGACGCCAAGCTTCTCTGAAGCGTATTGAGTCATTGTGCCGATTAGCAAAGCACTACTTGATTCTTGTATTCTTAAGACCTCCGTGCCATCTGTAGAATTCTCAATAGAAAAGTCTCTCGTATTTCCTCCGGCTCCAGAAACAAGTAGCCACTTCTGCGTGCCTCCTTGGTCGTTGTCAGAGTCGCGTTCAATGGATATCGCAGAGTATGCTCCAGTGGTTGTTATGGCTAATTGATCACCAATAGCAGATGTTGAGATGTTAAGAAACCCACTAGCATTAGTAAAAATCGAGCTACTCTCGGTAATGACTCCGGCTGAATCAACAAAGACGCCGCGATACTGTGTGGTGAGGTTGCTTCGACCGCTTGGCGCGCCGATCTGCGCGGCTGTGACCGAGTGCGGGTTACTGGTATTGGCAATATGGGTATCAATCTGGGCGTGCGTATTACTGCCGATATCAGTCAGAACCGTATGACTGCGCGTCTCGATCTCGTTGAGGTTTGAGCCGGTCTTGCTGACTTTCGCCCATGTGATAGCAGTCGCGTTCCAAGTGCCCGTTGCAATAGTGCCAAGCGTGGTAATGTTGGTGGTTCCCGCCCAGGTACTTAACGCGGTGTTTTCGACTGCACTGAGGCCGACTTGCGCTTTGGTTACACTGTGGGGATTTGCTGTATCTGCGATATGCGTTGAAATATCGGAATCAAGCGTTTCCAGAGCATCGTCAACATTGGTTCCGGTTACAGTACTGTCGTTGGTAATATCAGACGCGGAATAGTCGCCTGCCACCGGTACAACTGTGCCTGTCCGTCCGTTAAACGAATAAACGACATTAGTTGCTTCAGCTTCGCCTAGCGGATTTGGCGTGATAGTCGATTGCGGTATTGTCGGTGTCGCGGTTAATGGCATAGCGCCTATTCCTTATGTGGATCTCCCAAGCCTACGCTTTGATGATGTCGATAAGAACGAACAACTGATTTCCTGAAACGCCGTCTGGCATCTCTTCCGGCAGTTCGTACATTTCGATTAGCTCACCGTCGTTGGCCATTCCGGGAAGAATGGTGTCATTGAACTCTTTGATTTGGTCGTCGTATTCAGTGATAGCGGCGTCATACTCTTCTTTGAGGGCGTCCAGTTTTTCGTGGTAGACATCCTTGTTCTCAGGAGTCACTTCTGTTATGGACTGCCCGAAATCATTCACCCGCTCTTTGCCATACGTCAGTATCAACGCATTCCGCTTTTTGTCGAACTCTTTCATAGCCTCGCTTGGCGTACTTGCGGCGGTCAATGCCTCGATAAACGGCTTAAGTGCTGCCCGATTGCGTGCAACCTTCATGCTGAACTCAGGCTTTGATTTGATCGTGCCGAGTTCGTGCAACGTCTTGTCCATGTCGAGGACTTTCTGATTTGAGAGAGCGAGTTTCTTCATGTGTTGTTTCCTGTGTTACGCTTGGTAATCGCGGTACTTATTTGGTGGCTCGTGGCCATGAGAGAAGGCGTCCGTTACTGAACAATCTTAAAAATGATGATGCTGAGAGTGGTTTCTGCTGCTGCATATAGCTCAATGCGCTGGAGCTTGTCAATGCCTCCGTGAATGGTGTAAACAGTCGGGAGAAAGCCATTGTTGCCATCAGCTGCACCAACCGGATTGTATTGAACCGTGCCGTCACTGACAATGGTAACACCAACGTCGGTTTGCGCGAAGTCTGCGGTTAACAGCTCTTCCAATGTTTTGCTGGTCGTGGCAACGAGCGTCACCTTTTCAGAAATGTGGTCTTCAAAGCCGTCAACCACTTTGACGCGCTTGGCCATTTCTGGGTCTGCCTCTCTGTGAATATGATCTGTTGTAGCCATGTCCTTGCTCCTTTTGAGTTTATTCTAAGTAAGTGTTAAATTGCCAAATATTCGATTCAGTCCGACTCTCAGTACTTCATATTCTGCATCACTGAGCACCCAGTCAAATATGAGGGTTACGATTGCGCCGTGGAATGGGCGGTCACCTGCTGCCCTATTACCTAATGAGAGATTGCCGCTAGGTATGTCTGTATCTGAATTAGTCTTACGAGTCTCAGTATTAAGTCTACCACCATGCAAGGTTCCATTCCAATCACCAGCTATTATATCAAGTTGACTATCAGTGACCCCGCCGGTTGCAAATGAATTACCTAATACCTGTATTGTTGTGCTGAACGTCTGAGTGTTCATTATTGGTGCTGCTAATTCAAACAACCGAGTACCAACGCCAAGAACACCAGCACCCCCACTCCACCCATAAGGCATAACAGCCTGCACAATAGTACCCTCGCTACCCCATGATGGGCTGCAACTAATAACATCAGTATCAGGTGTTCCTGGTAGTACAGCCCCATACAAAGAGGACAATATAGCAACTCCCCCACGAATTACATAATCAGTCTCGCCTGAAGACGTGGTAGAACCGTCTGAGAATATACTGTCTCGGCCTGTTGCCTGCGAGTTGCTTACTGCTAAATTAATCTTAGGAATCTGGGCGCGGCGGATGAGCCGCATGAACGCATCAATATCAACATCAGGCAAAACAGCCTGCGGAGCCGTCAAGCGGCTTAGACTCCTGATGCCAAACCTGTGATATGGTCTTGAACGTAGCATATGGCGACTCCTTAAATTTGTGCTTGATACGTCTGGAGGTGGACTCCAGCCAGCGCAATGTTGTTGCTGTCCTCGCCGTCCTTCTTGAGCAGCTTGTAACTTGACCAGCTTGCCAGGGCATCTTTCATGTCGGCACCGAATAAAACGGTATCTCCAACAGCAGTCAACGCGGAAACAGATAGAATTGTGCCGTCAGTGTCAATCAGCAGATCCGGCCGATCCTTGGAAAGTTGGTACGAGGCGTCCGTCAGCGCACGAAGCATCTCGGCGTCTGAGTGACGGTATTCCTCTTCGGTATCCAGGACGTTTTCGCGGATCTCGGTAATGACTTCACTGGCTAACACTTTGCGCACTCCTGGTTGTTATACATGGTCGGCGAATGATTTCATCACGTAGGCCGCGAACTTCGCATTTAACCTCTATGATTTCTTCTTTCACCTGTTCTTCCGCATTTTTCACAGAGTTAAGACCGTCAAACACTCTTGCCAATACTTTGTTGTTTTTGTTGATAACTGCAATCAGTTGTCGAACCATCCAAACCACAATCCCTAGAAGGATTAATGTGACTCCTGCGAATCCGTATTGAATGTAACTCTGTTCGATTAATGATGTGGTATTGGCCATCATGGTTAGGCGGTTCCTTTCCCCTTGGGGTTTGCGTCGTTCCAGTTGGCAACGGCGTCGTTTATGCGTTTCTCGGCTTGTTCGATTTCCTCCGCCGTCACGTCTTCGCCATTTTTCGCCTTCTGGATCAGTTCGACAATAGCCGGAGCCAGGTCAACCGTCTTCTGGACAAGTTGCAGGATGAGTAATAGTGCTGCTGCGTTCATTCCTCATCCTCCACTATGGCAAATTCCTTCAGTTGGAGTAGAATCGGTGCCATGTGCGAAACCCCGGGGTAATCTTTACACTCATTGAGTGCTGCTGCCCATGCCTTGAGTATGTCATGTCCTAAAATGACCACGCGATTTATCGCTTCAGCGTCTTTTTCTCTTATTTTTCCTGCTCGTCGCAGTGTAGCCAGTGTGTTCACTGATTCGGCATAAACCGACGCGGCCAAATGGTATTGCTTTTTGGGATCCTCTTTCAATCCACTGAGCATAGCGCAACTGGAGCAGCACATAGAGCCGGCAACCAGACAAAGAAGTACGTTTTTCTTGGTGATTCCCTGCTTCAGGTTCAGTCCGAACACCTTCGCAATTACTTTGAGGATGACGCTCACCTTTTTCAGCGCCTCATCATCCTTTGGTGTCGGGGTCAGCTTGACAATGACCAGGGCCAGGGCGTAGAGAGCGCCGATACCGGCAGCAATGTCTTTCCAGTGTGCGTTAATCCATTCCATAATGTCTGTCATCCTGAAAATCCTGTTTTTCTGGTTGTTCGTTTCTGGTCTTTGGCAACTACGGCCATGCCGATAGCGCCTTCAAAGTCTGCCTGACGTTCGCGGTACATTTGTGGGTTGTGCCATTTGCGGCCTGCCTGACGATAAAGCAATGCCTGAGCACCTGCAACAATTCCGTCTGACCATTTGTTGAGTGCCCATGCCGGGCCCGGGTCGTTGGTGTCGTTAATCTCTGGGGAGAGGGCCACCTGGACTTCCAGCCCGTCCGTTGAATCTTCGGTAGGTACGTAGTCCTCTTCAAACACCAGATCATTAGTTCCGTCAAGGTAATAGGTGTCGGGGTCGAGTTCTGATTCATCCAACTCAACCTTGGTAATCCGGATAATCTCACCGTCGCTCGGTGTTAGAGTGTAGGATGCCTGATCCTCAACGGCATCGAACGCGGTGAGATCTTCACGCCACACCTCAGACTGGGTAAGGAACTCGCGCCATGCCTCGCGGAGTGCATCCATAACGAGATTAGTCCCCGGCCGGTGCGCCAGGTCGCGAATTACTTTGATTTCCAGTTCTGAGAGTGCGGAGATAGCCATTATGCAGAAATTCCTCTTTGTTCAAGGTCAGCTTTCAGGGCTTTATCGCCTTCGGCCTTGAGTCGTTCATACTCTGACCGGTCAATGCGCCGCTCAATGGTAAACGTGTACGGCTTCAGACCGCCAATCTCTTTCCGTTCTTCTCCGGGGAGCTGCTTGAACTTAGGCACAAATGCGTTGTTGGCGACTTCCATGTAGTCACTGCGGATAACGGTTGGCACGTTGCGACGCCACGTAAGGAATTTCCCGTTAACGCCAATGGTGATAAACTCATCGTCGGAGTCGGTACGCTTGGGATGAAAGACAATCGCAAAATAGGCGTACTTTTCGCCCTCATCTGGTTTTAATGAAAATTCACGTTGCTCTTTGCTTGCCGGCTGCTTTTCTGCTTCGGCTAATTGCGCCCGAAGCTCGGCAATCTTCTTGGCCTGCTCTTCTTCGGTCTTGATTCTTGCCTGAAGCTCGGCAATGATGGCGTCCTTGTCTTCAGTGGACACTTCCGGCTCTTCTACCGGCTCCGCTTCAACGGGCTCTGTGGTTGTGACTTCGGTTTCAACTTCCACTGTGGTTTCTTCCGTCTTCTTGGTGCGGGGGGTGCGCTTTCTTTTTGGTACTGGCATAGTGTGGTCTTTCGCCTCTTTGTTGTGTGCTGTAGACTCGTAGTTACATTGGGTTAACAGTTAAAGGAAAGGGGTGCCGGTACCCGCCAGGAAGCAGGCACCGGCTTGCCGACCTAGTTAAAGGTGCCGGCCTCGAACATCAGCAGTTCGTTGTCCGTGTTAACAGACGCAGTACTGTCGATGAAGAACCCTGCTTTGGTGACAGTTCCGGCAGGTACGCCAATAAAGTCGTACATGCCTCTCAGGGCCAAAACTTGACCGCTGCCGAGTGCCTTGGACAGGGTGAGTTCGTCGGTTGCATCACCGTCGTTGGTCATAGCCTGGATAACGGCCCATTCGCCATCGCCCTTGGCTTCGTTGCCGATACAGATCAAGGAGCCTTCGCCCACATGAGTCGTATTGACACCGGCATTAACGTGACCAGTGCGGTTAGCCGGAGTATCCAGCGTCCACGAACTGATAACATCACCGGTACCGGCATCGCGCAGATCTTCATCAGCACGACGTTGCAGGTAGACCGTGGAAGCAGAGGAAACAAGGTCGCCGCCGCGATATTCAGCAATACCGACGCCGTGAGTGATAGGAGCGATTGCACCATCATCGTCAGTGTCGAAGCCGCCGAAAGCTTCCGCGCTGCGCATGTTCTTGTTCCACTCGACAATTTCCTCGTCGGTGGTTTCCAGAGTCCGGATCTTTACCCAGTCGGGAATGAAGCCGAGGCAGATATAAAGATCTGCTCCGGTGCCGTCAAATGTGCCTGAAACTTGTTGCATCATAGTTCAGCCCTCCAATTACTCACCACCCGGAGGAACGGCGCTTGCAGCGACTTCCAGACGGGCAACGAAAGTTTGAGTGAGAATGACACATGCCTGATCAGCAGTCCAGCTTGCAGAACCCTTACGACCCATAGGATCACCGGGAGCAGGCTTCGGCTGAAGGACAACCGGCTTGGTTGCACCACGACCCTGGAGCGGGACAATGGCGTATGCGTCTTTCGCGATTGCGATCAGCGGATAGACATCGGCCTGAGCAGCAACGGACACCTCTTCGCCACCTGAGAGATACGTGGTACCGGAAGCACCGGACGTTTCCCATGGGGAGAACAAGGACGAAAGCAGCACGCGGAATGCGCCGATACTTCCCACTTCGCACGGCATGGCTTTCATGCTGTTGGAGTAGTTGGCAACGGGAACCCAGCCGGGCATGTTTTCGAGGTCAGCTTTGCAGTCAGTGTGTCCCAGCAGAATAAAGGCGGCCTGGATCGGCTCCGTGGAAACGTCAGCAGATGCCTTGATAATGCGTTCCATTTTCGTGGCTTTATTTTTCATAAAACCACGCTCGATCTTCTTAAGATCGGACACTTTTGCGGGGGAGTTGACGGTTGCGCGGGAAGTGACGCCATTGGCATAGTACACGTTGGTACCGCCTTTGAGTGCGTTCCAGCGGATCAGCTCCACGACTTCTGCCTGCTGTTCGCCGAGAATATCCATAGTCTCCTTAAAGACCGGATCTTCGTGGTACAGCTTGACTTCACGGGTCAGCTCAATGAGATCACCGTAAGTCTCCAACGTCACGGACACGTCCGAGAACGTCAGTTTCTTGGCAGTTGGGGTAATGCCCTCAGCGAGAGGAGCAGTTGCAGGAAGAGCCGCCAGCGAATGATAACGCCGGTATGTACGGGTCTTCCCTTTGTTTTGGGGCTGCGGATCCTTCTGACCGAAGCGTTCCAGGATCATTTTCTCCTGGGCGCGTTTCAGCAGACGCTTTGCAGCGTAGACGGCGGTACGTTGGTCGAGATCGCCGTTTGTGTTGTAGTTCGTCGCCATAATGCGAGCCTCCTGTGTTGTGATTCCAATGCACGGACACTCGCGGCGTTCTGGCTAAAGGGCATTTATACGGTTAAATTTTAGTTTTCGGTTTGTACGACTTGTAAAATCGTGTGCTTTTTGCATTTCGGGCACATGACATCGACCAGAGAGCCGGGGCCAAGCATTCCCTTGAAAAGGATCCGATTGCAACGTGGATACGGGCAACGCGTCTCATTGTCCATGGCGGCCTTGACGACCGTTTCCATCTTATAAGAACACATTGCGGTTGTTGTGGTCGATTCTGCCATCAATCATCATCCACGCTGATTTCGTTGAACAGGGTATCGGCCTCATCTTCGCTGATTGCATCACCTTGCTTGGTTGCTGCTTTCGAGGCGCTTGCCTTACTCTTCATGGTTGAACCATGCAATTTCTTGTGTTTGTCGAGCTTTGCACCTAATTTGGTGTCGATCTCTTTGTTTTTCGATTGGATCATGGCCTTTTTGTAGGCCGATACAACCGTATTCGTCCCGGCGACTCCTCCACGGTCAATCAGCGTGGCAACGTCGTCGCCCTGCTTATCAACCCAACCCCAGAAGGCGTCATCATTCTGAAGCTGCCAAATTTCGGGGTGTGTGGTAGCTACCTGAGACAGGAACTTAAATTCTTCATTTTGAGCAATGAGCTCTTTTACCTGCTCCTGAGACGCGAACTGCGCGGCCTCCATTTGCTTCTGCACCATAGCCTCTGCCATTTGGAAGGAACGGGCAGTTACAATCTCATCAATCTGGTTGGCCAGGTCTTCTCCGACTTCGTTGCGGAAGTTCTCAAGGTCAATCTCCTTGTCGCCAATATTGATCTTATCCGGTTTCTTTTCACCGCCAAAGAGTTCTTTCAGGAGGTCAGCCTTCATAGCGTTGCGGCGTTCAGCTTCTTCTGCCTGCGCCTTGGCTGCTTCCTGGGCTTTCTCCTCTTCGGTCTTCAGAGCTTCAGCCTGCTTCTTGATCTCGGCCAGAGGATCTTCGTCATCCTCTTTGTCTTCTGCCGGAGTGTCCTCAGCGGGCTCTTCTTCCTCTTCGGCATCTTCGTCATCCTCTTTGTCCTCTTCTGGAGTGTCACCTTCGGCTGGTGTAGCTTCTTCACCACTGAAGAGAGCATCAAGCTCATCGTCGTTGAGCTCTTCTTCGTTCAGGGCGTCCTCAATTACTTCGGGTGCGTCTTGCTCTGCGCTCGTCGTGGCGTCGTCTGGCATAGTGCTTTCCTTTTGTTTAGTTAGGTAAGGGGGCTGCAATGCAACCCCCGAACTGCATTCGTGAGATTAACCGATTGTCCGGCCGATAGACTGACCATGGATATACATGTGCTTGGCTTCGGCTGCGCCGTCTGCTTCAATGCACACATACGGGATGAAGTCAATTTCATCCGTCAACGCGCTTGTGGTTTCAACCAGTGTACCGTTGATGTACATTGTGGCGACACGATCAGAATCGATAACGATTTTCAGATGATAGCGGGTATCAGCTGCGACCGTTACGCCGGAATCGTGAGCGTCGTCCGTTCCGCCAATACTGGAAACAGCCTGGAACTTGCCGCTATTCACAGCATCTTCATAACGGAAGTAACATTGGTCGTCATCAGTGGCAACGACATCAGTGTTGGTCAATTTCAGACCAGCCCAGATGATACAGTTGTCAATGGCGGAGCCAGTTGTAATGTCACATTCCCAGACAGTCTCTTTGTCACTGCCCCAGGTGATCTGAGTCCATGGCGACTGATTGGCGTCGAGATGCGGGAGCAGGAATACCCCATCGCCGTCTGCGCCGTCAGTCTCAACCTTGATACCGCCCTCGGCATAATAGGTCACATCGTCCGAGGAAGCATTCGTGCCGAGTACTTCAAAGAACGGATCAGTGACCATCCGAGTCGCTTCGGTGGCATTGAGGATGTCTGCATTGATGCCGGGCTTACCATCCTGACCGGCAACCCAATTCAACTCATAACGAGTGGAGAGAGCATTGTACCCGGTTAGTTTGCCAACGCCGGTTTTGGTTACAGCGGCAGTGTTTGTTACAGCACCGTTGTTTGTTACTGCACCGTTGTTGGTCACTGTGCTACTGTTAGTTACAGCACCGCTGTAGGTCTGCGGCTTCTGCCAAGTGTGGGCCACATTCAGAAAACGCCTGAGCATTCTTTCAACATAGCTAGACATGTTCTTACCTCTTTTTCATTAGTTCTTTAGCTTCATCAGGAAGCCTCAGAACACGTTGCAGACGGTCAATGCCGCCCAGTTTATAGCGAAGATCTTCCGTTAGATCCTCATCACAAAATCTTGGATGTGTTGCTACTTCATTTTGAAGCCCTTTGAGATCCATGTCTATCACCGTCTTGAGTATTTGAAAGTACTCATTTTGATCCATGTTGGCCAAAACAGCCAGTTTATGTTCATCCAGATCCAGAAGGCTTGCCATTAGTAAATGATCTCCGTGTGTGCATTAATTGTACGCACGTATTCAATAGATGTCAAGTGTTTTGCACAAATTGTCATCGTCTTTTCTTCTTTGACTTCTTTTCCCACGAGATACGGCAGATCGCGCCGGTATGGTTTGTGCGCTGGACTGCCTGAACCGAATACTTGAGTTGTTCCAGTATCGTGACGAGCTTTTCAGCCACTTCATAGGAGGTCTTATCGTCCGGATTACGCGGTGGGAACTTCAGGTCAATCTCGCAACTGGTTTCGCCTTTGAACGTCCTGGTCTTGATTTTTTCCATTGCACGGTTGTACGACCGACCGACCCATTTTTGCAGATCAGCCTCTTTAGCTGCGTTTGCCTGTTGTCGCGCCTGGTTCTTATCCATGCTACAAAACCTTATAGTGTTGGTGGATCAACATATGCTGCTGGCCCTTGATTGTCTTGAACTCTTCGGTCATCTCGCCCAACTTCAGGAAAGGGCGACCCCGGTGCATGAGAATTTCGACATCTCCAGCCTTTTTCCGTTTGATGGAGGACAGCTTCACGTCGTTTATGTTTCGGTTGAATACGTCCTGGAATGCGCTGGCAATCAGATCCCCGACCACCTGCATTTGCTTTACGACGATTTCTTTACCCTGCGCCTCGGACTCCTCTACGGTAGTCGGGAGATTGGTCATCGGGTAATTGGCAATCAATACGGTTGATTCGGTCATTCTGCTACTCCTGGTTCTGGTTCCTGTTCTTTGGCAGCCTGTTCGACTGTCCATTTTTCCTGTTCAAAGTCCTGCTGCTCGTCTTTGCGCTCCTGTTCGCGCTCGATAGCTTCAATCTCTGCCGTCAGCTTCTCTTTTTCGAGTTCGACCTTTTCTGGATCCTCCTGCGGCTGGTTCTGCTCCTGTTGCGCGGCGCGCTCTGCTTCCGCCTGGGCTTCGGCCTCAGCTGCTTCACGCTCCGCCAGTTCTTCGCGGGTATAAAGGATCTCGTCCGGATCAATGTCGTTCGCCCTAAGAATCTCTTCCATGAGCTTCATCAGCTTGACCATTGATTCAAGTCCCGGATGCTGTGTTACCATACCCATAACCTGCATCAGCTTTTGCACTCTGAGAATCTTATCCTGGTATGACGTGAATCCCTTGGCCATGGCGACGAAGTTGCCGCGTCCAACTGAGTTCTCAGGATCCATCATATTAAATTCGTGGAAGTCATTCACAACGGGCTCGGTAAAATCATTGTCGAAGTTGCGAATAACGGAAGCAATGTATTTCCCCGACTTCTCCATCATTTGCGACGCTTCATAGGCTGTCTTCGGCGTTACGACACCTGCGGCACCCTGGGCTATCTTGGGGATATTCGTTTCATCGTCAAGCATCTCCTGAGTAAGCCGGATCACGTCAAGGAACGATTGCCCGACATCAGCAATTACCAGTTGCTTGAAGGCGTCATCGATATTCTTGAATCCATCGGTACCGAGCGGCCGGAGCTTGCCAGGTTCAATAACCATGTCGCCGTCTTGCTTAAAACACCGCGGATTGTACCAACCCTGAACGTCGCCGGCCAGCCGTTTGTTGTCCTGGAACGCGTTGATAGCGCCGTTTAGGATCTCCTGGGCCTGATAGCCATTATCAGCAATCCCGACTCCGTGAGTATGGTCAAGGTCATCTTCCCATGGAATCAGATAGAATTTGCGTAGGTCGGTTTCATCGTCAATCGGCAGGTACCGTACCACAATGTTATTGGCGACGACTGCAAGTATTTCCTGCTCATGCCCGTCCGTTTCCTCCAGAACTTCCGATTCATAGGAGAACTCCGGCGCACGATCACGCAACGTCTTATCAAAGTCTTCAAGGATCTTTTTTGGTACCCGACACCGGAACTCACGAATCTTGATATTGTTCTTGGAGTGTTCGAGGTACTTCCGCCCGGGGGCTACATGATCGTCATCAGATTCCCCGTTGTCCATGGCTTCTTTGCATTGGGTAATGACATATTCAATCTCGTCCTGAATCCATCCATCGCCTTTTTTCGCCATATCCCGCAGCTTGTAGGCGGTAATACTTCGCTCGCGGCATAGGCCGTCACCTTTTCGGATATCCTCTTCGGTCATGTCCCAATACATTTCCCAACAAGGTATCCACTCAACACTTGGGGAATCAATATGGTGAACAACCTTTTCGTATCGCTGGTCTTCTGGATCCTCTACTGCAAAATCATACTCGACAGGAACCCACTCGGAGCGGGTGTAGGTGTCAACATTGTATCCAGCCCATGCCATGCCATACTTACCCATCCCGAAAACGGTCTTGATGGCTGTCCGGTCAATGCGGCATAGCTCGAATTGGGTTTTGATACGTGCAATGGCATCGTCAAGGGCATCACTGAAACTTGCTTCCTCTTCCTCGGTCATATCCTGACCAACCTTGTCCACCTTCAGCCCGAAATTGAGTACCCCGCCTTCAAGAACATGATCCAGAACCAGAGCACAACCGGTCATCCACTTTTGTTTGACTGCCCCGATGGAAGTATCTGCACGCCAGTCCTCACCTTCTCCGTTTTTCCAGTTCTTCTGTCTTATTCTGCGGATTGTGTTGTCGTTCTGTTCCCACTTTATTTCAAGTTCCCGCCTATCCGAGGCCCAACGGCGGTGCAGTACGTTGGTAAGGTATTCCGCCAGGGGAGATACTGCCCGGCTATCGTTCATTGCCGCCATATTCATGGACTCCTAATTGATGTCATCGTTTGCGCATTGATGTACAGTCATTGTATACACGCATTCGCTGTATGTCAAGAAGAAAGCGGATAAACGGGCAAAAATAAAGCCCCGACCCAAAAGGATCAGAGCTTACGCAACTTTCCATAGAGACCTTCCAGTTGCCAGGTCTGGTAGCGCAGTCGGGAGTCGAACCCGAATCACAAGGTTATGGGCCTAGCAAGTTACCAATTACTATACCGCGCTATATGGTGGAGCCGCCGGGGATCGAACCCGGGTCCTGCAAAGATTCCATCCAGTCATTATACATGCTTTTTCCAGCCTTATTTCACATCAGGAGGAACTGGATTCCTTCCAAATAACAGACAGATATTATACACCATACTGTGAAGGTGTGGGCGATTTTTTGCGGAGCTGGTTCGCCTTTCGCTCATGCAGATTTGACAACCCCTCAATACTGCTAAAGAGTCAGCTTAATTCGAGACTAAGCTACAGCCTGCATTTGCAGACCTGGGAACATAATTGGTTTAGCAATTATTTGTGTGGTCGATTTTTACGAGGCCATCGACCAACCTCGGCATGTGACTAAGATTTCCACTGAACAGTCGAAACCATGTCGGCCCCAATTTTGAAAGATCTCTATGTGAGCTACCCCGCCCGAAGGCGGGACTCAACATAATTGCAACTGCCTTTCGGCTGTTTGGTGCGAGAGGCAGGATTCGAACCTACATCAACCTTCACGACTTTACGCTCTCGGCTTGCTACCATTTACACCACTCTCGCATTCGCGGCGGCATTACCCGCTACGCATTCATAAACTACTGCATAACGCGAGGGATTCAACCAAATATTGAAGAATGGCAATATAGTCTGATTATCATCTCTCGCTTATAGTATAACACGCCATACACAGCCCTGAACCATGCGGCGTCGCAGTTGGCATATAGGTGGCCATTAGGCCACAGCGACTTACTTCCTTTGGACTCTGGACACCAGAACCCTGAGCACTTGCCATGCGGATGCTTGTCATTGTGAATAGAAGAGAGCATCCATATCACAACTATCAACAGCATGGCGAGAATGATTAGCATTGGCTATTTTCCTTT